TCATACAGTCATCACGGCTGTCTCGTTGGGCTGAGCAGTGGCTCGCCATCGGGCCTTGATGTAACGCTCCGTTGTTGCCTTGTCGGAGTGGCCGCAGAGCAGCTGGATCTGCTCGATGGGCGTCCCCGCCAGCCACATATCGGTGGCACCTTTGCCCTTAAGGTCGCGGAAGCCGAAGGAGGCCATGGGCGGGATATTCTTGGTTGCCCTGATCTCGTTTGCGGTCCTGATGGCTTTGCCGAGCATGGAGTTGATCCCACCGTAGGTGTAGCCAGTGCCCGCGCGGGTGTGCACCAGAGGCTGATCCATATGAGGGTTCGAGCCCACGGCACGGTTGATCAGTTTCTCCAAGCCCTCGGTCATCGCAATCTTCAGCCTTGTGCCCGTCTTTCCCTGCTCGAAGGTGATGATGCGATTCCCTGTGTGTGGATCGCGTGCGAGGACTTTCGGCGTCCAGTAGATGATGTCGCTTTCCGGGCGCTGTAGCGTGCGGTAGGTCAGCTCCATCAGCACACGCACCTGGGGCCAGGCCACGGCATAGACCTCCTGATACTCCTGATGTGTGACATACCGGTCGCGCTTTTTCTCCGAGTTCTCGCGCGTGCCGCTTTTTTGCATACACGGATTGATCTTGAAGCCGGGGCATTTATTTGTGCGGATCAGCCAGGACAGGCACGAGCTCAGACATGCCTTTTCCCGGTTGGCGCGCACTCCGCGCTCAGCCGCAGAGCCTGCGTCCAAATAGGCTTGGACATGGTGGGGCTCAATGTGTTCAGGGAGCATGGCTCCAAAGAACACTTTGAGCGGCTCGGAATCCTTTGTGTAGTCGGAGAGAGTCCGCGGCGCCAGGTCTTTGATGGACACCCGTTGTTGGCAGTCCACCAGGAACTGGTCTAGCCAGTACGCAGTGGTGCCATAGTTGTCTGCCGGGCTGTTGTAGATGGCAGCTCGCTCTTTCGCGGCACGGACATCGGTGCCCATGCGTTCCCACCGGCCATCCCTGTGGCGGTAATAGAAGGCGTTGTGTTTGAAGGAAAGGCGAGTGCCAGCGAGACCCATTGGGTCTCCATCTTTACGTGCTCGTCCCATGTTTTCTCTGTTTGAAGAAGGATTGCAGCCCGATTACGTTAGGAGTGGATGAGGCTGAGCTTGTGCTTTGACCGGTGGTCACGGCATTGCTGCCGGTCATGACTCTGTCGAACTCGGTACGAGCTACAAGAGGGCGGCCACTGGGCTTTGGCTTCACCACCATGCCCAGGCGCTCCAGAAAGCGGATCTGCGCGGCCCCATTTTTTAGAGGAGAGCAGATCTCATTGATCTCCGCATCGGTGAGGTATGGCCATGGATTGTTCATGTGAGTCTCCATGAAATAGCCCCGCAAGAGCGGGGCTTGGTGTTTGATGGGGAGGCGGCTAGTCCAATGCGAGATCAGCGAGATCGTTGCCCGGTGAAGCTTTGCGGAGAGAGTGGACTAGCTGGCGAACCAGCATGGCCAGTTCGTCCACTTTGCTGCGGGCGGCAGTTTGCGAAATTTCGTAAGTTTCTGGTTGCTTCATTGCATGCTCCATGAAATACAGGATCCGGATGTGCAGCGGCCTGAGGTCACGCCGCTGGTCAGGACGGTGAAATTCAGCCGGCTTTTACAGCGCGGGCATTCGAGGTGCCCGGTCACTTTCTCTGCCGGAGCGAATGTGGGCGGGGCGCAATATGTGCGCTTCACCTGGGCCAGGGCCGAGCGGATATGCGGCGCCATGGCGCTGAAGACGGAAGTGGTCATGAGTCCAGAATGAGAAAAGCCCGCGGCGGCGGGCTGTGAAGGGTTAGGATCAGTGCCCAAAAGGAGAGGGCAATGGCTTTTTGGTGGGTCAATCACAAGCAGACGTTCAAGTCTGAAATTTCTGGGCGCTACATCTGGAGCCCCAAACGCAAGTCCAATGGCGGCTTTAATCAGACCTACGAAAACCTCCGCTTAGTTCAACCAGGTGACACCGTCATTTCCTTTGCTGATGGGCATATCAAAGCCATTGGCGTGGCCACCGCGGTTTATCGGGATGAAGCAAAACCGGAGGACTTCGGAGCGGCAGGAGACGCATGGCACCCCGATGGATGGTTGGTGCCAATTTCATGGGGGCTTCTCGCCGCACCTATAAAACCCAAGGACCACATTTCCCAGCTCGTCGACAAGCTGCCTGAAAAGTACTCACCGCTTCAAGACAACGGCAATGGCAATCAAGGGGTCTATCTAGCCGCAATCTCAGACGACCTGGGCGACGCGATTCTGAGATTGGCTGGCATGGCCAACAAATCAGCCATGGATCTTCGCGATGAGGAGATGGCTGAGATTGAAGAGGACTTGGTGCAAAAGCAGTTGATCGCATCGACAGTGCTGCCATCCACTGAAGTCGACCAACTCATCAAGGCTCGCCGCGGTCAAGGTGTCTATCGCACCAATTTGCAGAAAATTGAGAAGCAGTGCCGCCTCACTGGTGTTGCAGAGGAGAGACTGCTCGTAGCAAGCCATATAAAGCCTTGGAAAGATTGCACTAACCAAGAGCGCTTGGATGGCTACAACGGCCTCCTTTTGTCTCCGCACGTCGATCGTTTGTTCGACCGTCATCTAATTAGCTTTAGTGATGATGGTTCGATCATCACAGGGGGGGCAACTGTTGTGAAGGCCATGCTCGCTTGGGGTTTAGATCCTGAGATGAATGTCGGATCCTTCACCAACGAGCAAAAGGTATACCTGGCACAACACAGAGCTACGCAGAAGACAAAGGACTCTGAAATCTTCAGTGGCGCAAGCATTGAAGGGCCAGCATAGGGCTCCAGAAAGCAAAAAGCCCGCTCAGTGGCAGGCAGTTGACCAGTAATAAGCCATCTCAGAAAAGTGATAGCCTTGGGATTTAAAGAGAGGTTGCGGGAGTGAATAGATTTAATTGGGGTGAGCGTGTAGCTCAGTTTTTGGGTGCCATGTGCGTCCTCGTCGCTCTAATATCAATATGGCCAAGGTGGGAAGCAATATTTGGCTTGCTTAAGCATAAAGACGCTGCAGGCTGGGCTCAGGCAATTGGCTCACTTTTGGCAATTGCTGTGGCAGTATTCGTTGCAACTTGGCAAAATTTTAAAGACAGATCAGAAAAATCGATTGAAGAAAATAGGAAAGAAATTCACTATTGTCAGATATGCATGCAAATGTGCCAAGCTGCGATTTCAGTGGCTCAGGCAGCGGCGGTAGTTGAAAAAGAGCTTCTAAAACCTGTTTCAGAAACTGGCGTCAATAATTTCAAAGTTCATTTGGCGAAATATACTTCCGTGGAGCGTATTGATAATATACAAAGCTCACTTCTTGCACTGTTATCGAAGGATATGTCGAGTGAGCTTATGAAAAATATATTTTCCATTCAAAAAAATATTGCAATATATAGAGAGGCAATGATTATTGCCAAAATAGACAATAAATACTGGGAGGATCTTGATATGTTGAATCAAAAAAATATGCTGGAAAATGAGGCATGGAAAATACATAGGAAATTGGTTGCTTATCAAAAGCGACTTCGAGCGAGAAGACATCACTAATCAACTGACCACAGGGCACAATGCGCCCTGTGGTCATGCCTCTGCGGGGCTACTGCAGCGCAGGCGTGCCCTGAACCGCCGCAGCAAAGGCGCTCTCGGGCGTCTGCTCAGGCTCTTCTTCCTCTTCGCTATCGTCGCCGTCCTCGTCGCCATCTTCCAGATCGCGCTGATTCGGGTTGCTGGCATTTGTGGGCGGTGTGTCTGGCTTGCCCGCGCGGTAGCCCTTCTTGGCTTGGACCAGTTCGGCCGGGGCCAGAAGCTTGATGGAGATCTCGCCCTCGGCGGCCAGGCCGGACAGCTCGCCGAACAGGTCGTTGTCTTGCAGCTCTTCGCCGTTGTACGAAACGGTCCCCTTGATAGTCACGCTGCCACCCTCCGAGAGCTCGTACTGCAGGTTGGACAGCACAGCGTCCGTGAAGTCGACATGCTCCTCGTTCAGGCCCCAGTCCCAGATGAAGCGGTAGCCGCGCCATTTCTGGCCCTTCCCGTAGTGGTAGGCCAGCGGCAGCTGGGGGTGACGAAGGTTGGGCAGCGGAATATCCACACCCGGCAGCGCTTCCTGGCCCTCCTTGAGCGCCTTGTTGCAGTAGTGGTGCTCTCGCAGACCCATCTCGATCAGGTCAAGCAGGGTGTTTTCGCCTGTGAGGACGAATGCCAGATCGATGGCGCGCACCTTTTCTTCGCCATGCAGCTCGCGGCGTGGATTGGCGTTGGTGATAGCCACCGTGGTCGGTTCAGTCAATTCAAAGGCCATGGGCCCTCCTGAGAAGCAAAGCGGCCCGCGTTCTGCGGGCCAGCTGGAATTTTGGGGAAGGGGTCAAGCCTGGGCAGTGGCAGCCTGTGCAGGGAACTTGTCGAACGGCAGTTCCTTGATGTTCTTGCCGAAGAACGTGCCCTTGGACTCGGCCTGCATGAAATTGACGTGCAGCTCGGGCTCCACGTTCGGGTAGTGGTAGATGCTGCCCGGGCCGCGGGTGAATGTGACTGCCAGCGTCTTCGTTTCTGGGTCATAGCCGACGGCTTTGACCTGGTTGGATTCAACCGGCTCCATGGGGATGGCCACATAAGGCTTGTCAGTGAAGGCGGCAGGTGCTTTGAATTTGGTGTTCATGATGAGGTCTCAGAAGATTCAATGAAAAAGCCCGCTTATTTAGAGCGGGCTTGCGAGGGTTGCTATGGAATTTGTCAGCTCACGGCATCCTTGAGGTGCTTGCCGGGCTTGAACTTAGCCACGCGGGTGGCTGCGATGGTCACCTTCTCGCCGGTGCGCGGGTTGCGACCGGTGCGGCCGGCTCGACGGCCCACGCTGAAGGTGCCAAAGCCAATGATCTGGACAACCTTGCCTTTCTTGAGCGCTTGGCGGATGCCGTCCAGAGTTGCACTCAATGCGCGATCAGCGGCCTGCTTGGAAACTTCGGCGCTCTTGGAGATGTGATCGATCAGGTCGGACTTGTTCACGGGGATGCTCCTTGGGATGGATGCCCAGTTGGTGGCTGGGCAGGTGGTTAAACAGTGATGCTCTGCAGGTCGTTTGCCAGCTTGCGGGTGCCCATCGAGATCAGCAGCAGCAGCCGACGGACCTGTGTGACTGGGATCTGCACGGCGCCGCGGTCCTTGGCGTATGGAATGCCGTGGAAATCGAGGGTTGCAGCTGAAATCTGACCGAGGCCGGCATCCTTCAACCGGGTATTGATCTGACCAATGGTCAGCTTTGCTTCCTGCTCGTCAGCGGCTGGAGCAGCTGCAGCGCTGGCCTGAGCAGTGCTGATTGCCTGCTGTGCGTCGATGCCGGCCACGCTTTCTGCGGCCTGCTCTGCGACAAGGCCTGACAGGTCCGAGGCCAGTGGAGCTGGAAGGGCGCCGTCCTGCGCAGCCTGAGAGATATCGGCCTGGACTTCCTGGGCCTGCAGCTGTACCTGCTGGCGCTGCTGGGCGGCATCGGCCTGGGCCTTTTGCTGCTCCTCTGCCCGGATACGAGCGTGATCAGCTTCAAGCTGGCGGGCCTGCTCAGCGGCTTCGGCCGCAACTTTCGCATCGGCTTCGCGCTTGGCCTTGGCTTCCTCTTCTGCGCGGATCCGTGCTCGTTCCGCCTCCAGGCGCTGTGCCTCGGCCTGTTTGAAGTCGTTGATGCGCATGGTGGCCATGGCCTTGAAGACTTCAGGCTCCTTCACTCCCATTGCTGGGAAGTCGGGGAACAGCGTGATCCAGTCCTGGCCCGAGTCATCGCCACGGAGGAAGTCGCGGTTCAGCATCAGGGTGTTGGCCGTGGTCTGCGCCTGCAGCTTGGCATTGGTCAGAGCTACCGCCACCTTGTCCCGCATGCTGTCCAACGACTTCAGACCCTTGATCGTTTCCGCAAAACCTCCCGCAATCCGAGGCATCCAGTAGGTGCCAAGCTGCTTGTTCAGGCTGGCCACGTGCTCGTCCAGTGCCTGCTGAGCGTCCTGGATGATGACCTGCTTGCGCACATCCTTCTCCGACTTGACGCGCTTTTCCAGGTCGATGGCCTTGCGGGTGGCAATCTGGTCCAGCTGCTCGAGCACGTTGAGCACGTCATCCACCGACTGCATGTCGGAACGGACCTTTTTGCCGGCCTGTTTCATCGCGCTGGAGACATCCCGCAGCCATTTCGCATCGGCGTCGGCGTCAGCGAACTGCTGGTCTGTCTCGAGCACCGCGTTGACACTGTTGATGCGCTCCAGGACCTCGACCCTGAAGCTGTCCAAGGTGCTGGTGGTGATCTCGCCGCGCGCTTCAATGCGCAGAACCGGCAGGGCGTCGCGGATCTTGGCCTCGGGCTGAGGCTTGGGCTCGGCGGCCTGGGGCTGGTAGGTCGCCACATCCTTTTCAATCTGCTCCCAGCCAGCGATGATCTGGGCCCGCAGCTCGGCGTCGGGTTCGTACCAGCAGTGCAGGGCTTCCACGGGAAGGCCCTCGCTGGTCCATTTGCTGGCCATGAACAGGATGCGCTCTGATCCCGAGACCATGGCCTGCTGCTCCATCTGGACGCGATATTGCAGCGGCAGGTCAGCACCTGTGCAGCCGGCCTCCATGACGGCGCGCAGGGTGCTGTTGAGCGTCTTGTGCTCGAAGGCCACATCGTTCAGGAACGTCAGGCCGTCGAAGCTGGCAGAGTATTTGCCACGAGTGCCGACACATGGGGAGAGGGGCTCACCGATTATTTCTTCAGCCAGCGGGCGGGCCCAGTCTTCGAACTGGTGGCCGTCGTCAAAGCGGCGCTGAGTGGCCGAGTCGACTTCGGGCTTGATGCCCGTGGCCAATTCCTTGATCAGCTCGGAACGGGTCTTGTACGAGCTGGCGCCCATCATGGCTGGTGCGTCCGAGGCATTGAAGTGCTGAGCACGGTGGGCATGCCATTCGGCGGTGCCCTGAACGAGGTTCACGATTTGCATGGTCATTGTTTTTCCAGTTCTGCCACGCGGGCGTCAAAGATTGCACTTACGCGCTGTTGAGCAGCTTCGTCAGTGATTTGGTCGATCAGGCCGCCGCGCTCGTAGACCGTGTCCAGGTCGGTTGCTGCATTGATTTCGGCGATCAGCTTTTCAGGGTCGACTGCGGGGAGGTCGGATGTGCCAGCCTGATTGAGCTTGGCTGCTTCTTCGCGCAGCTGGGCATCCTGCTCGGGCGTGAGATCCGCTTTCGCCTTCAGCCAAGTGATGGCTTCATCAATCGATTTGCCACCGGCAATGCCTGCGAGCATCCTGGGCAGCTGCTTTGCCCAGTCCTCGTCTGTCCAAACCGGCCGCACTGCCTCGACCGTTCCCATGGAAGGGGGGACCGAGCGGGCGCCCTCGTGGCGCACAGTGCCGTCAGCGTCCTGCACGAACACGTCGCGCACCTCGTCGTCGGTGGGGAGGCCCATCAGCAGCTCGGGCGCGTAGATGCGGCCGAAGAAGGCCGCGGTGCGGTACTGCATCATCAGGTCAGGCATGGAGCGCCACTTGCTGCCGTTCTTGCCGTACCACCCTTCGTTGACCGACATTTCCATAGTGACGGGCGGCGACTCAAGGATGGGGATGCCGTAGTGCTTGCAGCAACCGTAGATGCTGCCGTGCGCTTTCATGTCTTCGAGACTGAACTGGGGTAGGGAGGTGCCGCGCTCGATGGTCCAGGCCACGCAGCGGGCATCCTTGATGCGCACATTGTGAGTCTGCTCCTGCTTCTGACGGCGGCCGTTGGCGCCGGTCACCCATTCAAAGGTCGAGTAGGTGGCATCGATTTCGTCCAGCCACTTGAGCTCGAAGCGCAGGGGCGAGAAGCGTCCGCAGCTGTTGATCGCCGCGATGATGAACTGGCTGGACCAGCTCGGGCGCCCTTCGATGATGTGCAGGTTCTGCATGACCATCAGCGGATTCGCCTTCAGGCGCTGGGCCATGTCCAGGGCGATCATGCAGTTGGATACTGCAGCAGGGTTGTCCTCGAGCCGAGCGTTGTCGCCGTAGCCCTTCGTCATCTTGGCCTGATATGTAGACGGCACCATCGTGCTCATCGAAAAGGCTGTGGCGGTCTTCTGCAGGAATTCGAAGGACTCCAGGGAGTTGAAGCCCATCAGGACGGCTGGGGTCTGGGCTGTTGCCTGCTGCGTGGAAATCGCGTTGCTCATGGTGTGCCTCACTTCTTTTGAGCCTGGAACTGTTCACGGGTGAGCTGCTGCACAGCAGCCTGTCCGCCTGCCTTCGCGACGTCATCGCGGCGCGCGGCCATGAATCGGTCGGCGTCCCAGACGCGGTGTTCTTGCACATAGGAAGATCCGTCTTTGCTGGTGTGACGGACGTAAATTTCATGGGGAGCAGACATGCTCATGAAAACCTCACTTGGGTGATAAAGGCGAGAAGGGCGGCAGCGCTGCTGGCCACCCACAAAAGAAAAGCCCGGGCGGTGCCGGGCTCGTGATCAGGTTTGTTCATGGTTTCCAGGCCAGGGCGGCAAAGGTGGGAACGATGAGCAGGAGAGCAAACGCTTCGTTCATGGGCGTTCCTTCAAACATTGAACGGTCTGCGCATCGAGCCATTCAGCGTGCATGCCTGGGCAGAGCCACGCGGCAGCGGCGGCACGCTTGAGGTCGGTTGTGGTGGTTGCAGGGGCATCAGCCGCCTGGGCGCTGCAGCCAGTCAGCCATATGCACGCCAACAGACCGAGCAGCACCAGAAAAGCGAAAGCCCGCGTTGGTGCGGGCTTCTTGCGGCGCGGGAGGCGCTGGAGTTGGATGGGCGGCCTCATTGCAGTGACTCCATGTGTTCACGGTAAATGTCGGGGGCCAGCTTGCTGCCGAACCATGTCGCCATGCACTGGCGCAGCTTCAGCGCGTGCGGGCCGGTCAGCAGCTCAACATAGGCGTTGAGCGTGTCGTCATCCGTGGCCACTGCGTCTTGCAGCACCTCGTCTGGGGCCCATCCGCGGCCGGCGGACAGCAGATTCGAGTTGAACCAGTCGCCGGGCTTGGTGATCTTCTGGAGCGCAGCAAGGATGATCAGCGGCGCCTGGCGCTCTGCTTCCTGTTGCAGCTCATCAGCCGCCTCTTGCTCATTTGCGTGCCGTTCGGCATCGGCATGGGGGTTGACGCTCATCAGCATGATGGCCTCCGTAATAAAAAAGCCAGCACGAGGCTGGCGAACTCACGGGAAAGTGAGGGGGAGTAGGGGAGTGCTAGAGTTCCCCACAAATCAACATTGGAGGGAACGGCATGACGGAATGGATCTTGATGCTCTCGCTTAATTTGCTGAGCGGCGTACCTGGAGAGGTCCGCGATATGTCCTTGTCGACAATCGACGGTTTCACATCCAAGCAATCGTGCGAGATTGCCGCAAACAAACTTGCAGAGCGCGCGATTGTGCTCGTGGGTAAGCAGCGCGAAAGGGAAGGCATTGCAAGCAATACGCGCAAGTCCTCGCCAGCAATCAATTACGAGTGCGTTCTGATTACCAAGTGATAGCGCCTTAGGTCTTTGGCCCAGGACGCGTAACTTTATTGTTACATTTGAGCAATGAGTAAGCAGCCACCTAAAAATCTGAATGAGGCAATTGCGCCTATCACCGATCGCATCGAAGAACCGAGTTGGGAGCAAAACCGACCGCTGTGTCTCGGGGGGGCGGGCGTTTCACTTGCTGTTCTGCTTGTGGTTGTGCAAGTAGGTGGACGATCTCCCGGTGTACTTCACGTAGTGTCTACTTGCTTGGCTGCGGCGTCGATTCCGATATGGCTGGCTCTATGGCAGCTCAGTGACACAAATATCTTTTGGGGAGCGAAGGGGCTTGAGCACTCGAAGAGCTTGCCCTGGATTTTCACATCAACCGGAATAGCTGCCCTTGGCATTTTCAGCCTGTTTCTCTCCATTTTGTGTTTGCTCGCAGCTTTTTCAAAAGCGGCAGCCATTACTTGGGTAGTTATGAGCATCTTCTTAGTCTTCTTTGTGGGATGGCATGCGTATCTAGTTCGGAAATACGCAGATTCCTAATGCCGACGCGCAGCACAAATGGCAAATGCGGGCCGCGTGCTGGCTCTTTGTTCCCATCTGAAAATCTTCGGGCACAAAAAAGCCACCTCAAGGGGTGGCTGGAAAAATAAACCTCGTTGGACGGGTAGGGGTGATTAATCAAACTTCAGTGACTTTTGCCCATAAACTTTTTCGTAAATGAACTTCTCATATTCTTCTCTGCTATCAGACACAGAGGCGATGCCTGTGATCTTGCCTACTTGTGTGCGTAGGGCCTTCACGCCAATTTCAGATAAGAACTGATGAATTTTGTCGCCTCGTTCTCCGTTGGCCGCTTTGCTTGTTTTAGCCAGTTCAAACACCTTGCCATGGCTCTTGGCCAATGGTTTATAGATGTGATCGATGGTCAGGTAGCGAAACTCCCATGGTCGCCCACGGACGGGTTTGTCCAAGCCATATAGCCGATACCAGTGCTCATACAACTCAGGTGAAAACTCTTTCTCATACTCTCTTGCTTCGTCCCGGACATACATTTTGTATGCCTCAATGACTTCTTCCTTTGTACGATCGTAGCCCGCGAGCGCATACACAAGCCCCTCAATACCAGCCTTGGCTGAGGCTCCAAGAATCACACCTGCCTGCGCAACAACAGCCAAGTTGATTTTCTTTCCATCAGCGCTGGCTTGCAAAATTGCACGGCAAATGTCAATCAGGATGGTTGCATCGTAGCCGTGAGCTTTGGTTGACGCAGTAGCGTTTTTGCCCACGCTAACCATTTGAAAAACAACAGGATTTCTGATTTTTTCGGCTAGGTCTTGCCCGATGTACTCAGACATTGTTTTGTTGAAAACAAAGGTTGGAAGACGACTGCCGCCATCGCCAAGCCCAAGCATTTCTGCCATTCCGCGCTGTGTAATGACGGCAGTCTTTTTGGCGTCGTCAAGGACGTAGCACTCTGCGTCTATACCAAACTCATTCTTGAAACTACCTTTGTGGGTGGCTTTGGCTCCCCAGCGAGATATCGCGGCCTTTTTTGCCCTAGCTGCGCGTTGCTCATCAGTCATCTTTACAGCGACAGCGCGGCCGCCTGCTGCCCGCTTGGGTTTCTTTTCATCGGTCATATGCAAGCATGTCGAGAGTTTTGATGCTTGCAATGTAGCCAGCATTCTTCAGAAATGCAAGCATGTGAATTTCTGAGATGCTTGCATTCAAACCACAGCCCTCTGTCACAAGGCTCTGGTTTGGGATTGCGATACGTCCTTCACGAAACCCAGACCTCCGGGCGTGTATCGCTGCAGATCTATCTGGCCTGGTAGCCATCCCTGCGTCTGCTGCGTTCTTGTATCGGTCACGCAGCTCAACCTTCTCCCCTCTCGCACTCGTCCGGCTTTGGGGTCGCTGGAGTCTTCGCGGTCAGGACCCCCTTGCAGCCGGTGAACCGTTATGCGGTAAGGGGTCGTTGGGTGTAATTTACTAAACAGTAATTTGAAATGCAATACCAAACGGTAATTTTCTTGTGAATTTTGACTAATGCACTATGAGGAGCACCGCGACAGACGAAAAAAAGCCCGCTGATGCGGGCTGCCTGTCAACTTGCGGAAGGTTTCAGTCTGAAATTTTCAAAGGGCCCATTTCGGCTTGCAGATCCTTTGGTGCCGCCTCATAAATGAGTGCTCCAACCGGAGGCAATGAGGGCTGCATCTTCGCTGACCAAAAAATCTTCAAACTGTCGCAGTGGACACCAGACAATTCACCTTTGCGGCATCTATCGATGTAAGAGTCGGCAAAAGCCTGGGCAGCGAGGGCAAACTCAGGTGTCATGCTTGCATCAATTGGTCCATTGAAACCAGCGATAGAGGAGAGTGCTCGCTTCTTGGTGATGATGTATTTAGGGCCCCATCGTTCCAGCTCAATTGCCACCTCGTTTCGTAAGCCAGGGACTTTGCTCTCAAGGCCAACTGGGTCAACTGAACACGCTCTCATTACGGTGGAGACTTGATCGGAGCCGGAAGGCCAAGCGTATGCTGCCCGATAGCCTGTGCCGCGAAAATCAGTTGCTTCGATGATGAGCTTGCTGCCCGCTGCTAACTGTCTTGCCAAACTCGAGGCATCCAGCGCGAACAATGCTGTACCTTTGCTGGATGGGAACCAGTTTGTCTGGCGTACTTCACCTTGATCTACGCGCAGTTTGACTGGCCGAAGACCATTGCCTAAGAATGCATTAAACGTTGCAACGATCTCAAACTTGCGTTTGACACACCTGACGGTTAGTGAAGTATTTGGACGTCCGTCACGATCATTGATCACAGCTGACGTCACGGAAGCATCAGTCAATTCATCTACTTCAGATTGCAGCTCCCAGGATTGGCTTGATGAAGCGGCACCTGAAGTTAAAGGTAGACCAGTTGCGGCTAAAAATGAAGCGAAGAAGACGGTTTTGCTAAGTATGTGATCCATTTTTTCGCCCTCTCTAACCCTGCTGCAAGGTCCACCATGCCTTGACCCGTCCAGCGACATTGACTGTCTCTGCAGCCTTTCTTAAGTCGATGCGTTCCTCGTCAGGAAACTCTTCCTTGTTGTCGCTGCGCAGCACAAGCGTGCCGTCGGACAGTATTAAGGCGCGCTTGAGAAGAAAGCGGCCATAGACGTAGATGCAGTAGATGCCAGGAATGTCGATGCTTCGATCTCCCGTATCCACAAAGACCAAATCCTGATCATTGATGGTGGGGAACATACTGCGTCCGCAGCCGGTCAAAATCTTGACGCGATCGAAGCTGGTGCTACCAACTTTTTGGCGTACCCAGGCCTCCAGAACATCCAGGTGCTGCACCACCTGCACAGGCTCGTAGACTTCAAGGCCGGGTCCCATGGACGGCTGTGGTGATAAATGCTGTAGGCGGACATACCCCTCTGGTGGGGCATCACGAGGGAAGGCTGGTACCCCGACTGGAGCTGAAGCAGCACGTAGGTCCGAACCATCGCGCTCATCCAAGTAGCGTTCAGGCATTCCAACTGCTGCCTCAAGGTTCCGAGCCTTGACCCCGCCAAAGGATTTGTCCTTTAGCAGTGACGAAATCTCTCCCTGATTGAGGCCATGTGCAGCCACGAATGAAGCCTGAGATCCATCAAAGCGCTCATTGATCCATTGTCGAAGGCGCGCTCGCCTGTTGTCAGCGTCTCGGTTTGCTGCGTCTGATCGTGTTGCCATCTCGTGATTCTCGATTACCGATAGGTAAAACACCAAAAAGTGTTGATTGCACATTACTAAAAAGTAATAATGTGCTGTATGGACAAACTCCTTACCTATCTCAACAGCCTTCCCAAGGCAGAGCGCCTTGGGTACGTCACACGCTGCGAAACCTCTGAGGGGTATCTCCGCAAGGCAATTAGCAAGCGTCAGAGGCTGGGAGAGAGCCTCTGCATCAACTTGGACCGTGAGTCCGGTGGCGCGGTGCGATGTGAGGACATGCGGCCGGATGTGGACTGGGCTTATCTGCGCGCAGGCCAGGTCGTTGAATCCACTGAGCCCACAGCCCACGAGGCGGGCCATGAATAAGCCCCGTAAAGCCCGAAAGGGCGGTCCGTTGCTGTGGCAGCTGAAGCTGAGGCTGAAGCGGATGAAGCGCCGCTTGGATGCCGACCTGAGCGCAATGGAGGCCAAGTTGGTAGCAGCCGAAGCTTCCTCTCAGGAGGTGCGCCATGGCTGATCGGGAAACAGTCCTTCCGAATACACCGGGCAGCCTGAATACCGTCGGCGAAAGCAAGGTGGCCACGGCCTACACGATGAAAGTTCACTGCGACAAGGCCCAGTACGAAGCGCTCGTGCGCGAGTTCGATGAGCTGATGGAGTCCTCGCCGCCGTGGCTGCGCTGGTTAGTCGAGCGCGCCATCGAGGGGATCTCCCCTGAGAAATTGTGGGAAATCCTGCAAATCGAGACGACTGGTTTCCCCACAGCTGGGGCATTCGACATTGCGGTCCGCATACAGCCTTTGGAAAGTCTGCTGAAGCTGATGGCCGCACTTCGTGCAGGTAACGGTCAGCAGGGCGCTGCCGTGGTGTTTGAGTGACATGACCATGCCGACTTTTACGTTCATGCCTGCTCTCCAGGTAGCTATTGATGGTGGTGTGGAAGCTCCCATCGTAGCCCCGGGCAGGGCGGGCACCTTTTCCTCTCTTCTGGCTTGTGATTTTTCTCATGCAGTCAGTGTCTCCGGCGTCCCGCAGCCGAGCAACGTCCAATTTCCGGGAGCCCGGACATGAATTCCCTTGATGCACTCAGGCGCATGGTCGCCAGCTATCCCGGCGGCCGTTCGGCGCTGGCCGCCCGGATGGGCAAATCCGATGAAGTCCTGCGTAAGGAGCTCAGCGGCACTTCTGTCCACCACAAGATGGGCCTGGCAGACGCGGAAGAGATCGCGTCCATGTGCCATGAGGTTGGTAGCCCCGAGGCGCATGCGCTGGGAACCGTCTTCTCTTTCAAGGCAGGGATGCTGGTGCTTCCTGTCATGGAACTGGGCTCGGAACGCCTCTGCCTCTCTGCCACAACCGCTGATGCCGTGCGTGAAGCCGCTGAAGTGCTGTTGGCTGTGACGCACTCCAAGGCCGATGGCAATGTGAGCGACAACGACAAGCGCTACGTCTTGCGCGAGCTCGGCGAAGCTCTGGTCGCGCTGCAAAAGGTTGCTGTTGCGTTGGTTGTGGAGCATGCGGCCGACAACAAGGGCCGTCAGGAGCAGCAGGCCGTGGGAGGAATGCCCAATGCGTGATTACGCCAAGGTCGCTCCCAAGATGTGGCATGGCAAGACCATGAAGGCCCTTCGAAAGCATCCGGAGGGGCTTGTTGTGGCGCTCTACCTGATGACCTCCCCGAGTTCCAACATGCTCGGCCTCTTCGCGCAGCCTGTCCTGTACATGGCGTATGAAACAGGTCTGGGCGAAGAAGGGGCTAGGAAGGGGCTTCAATGCTGCATCGATGCTGGTTATTGCTCCTATGACGAGGAGTCCGAGTTTGTCTGGGTCCACGAGATGGCGAGCTACCAGATCGCCAAGGAACTCAAGGCTACAGACCTACGTTGCAAGGGCATCCAGAAGGACTACGAAACTCTTCCGGAGAACCCGTTCCTGGGTGCCTTCTTCGAGCGCTATGCATCAGCTTTCCATCTGACATACGCAAGGGGCATAGAAGGGGCTTCGCAAGGCCCTTCAAAGCCCCATCGAAGCCAAGAACAGGAGCAGGAACAGGAGAAGGAACAAGAACAGGAACAGGATTCCTCCTCTTCACTTCGTTCCGAGGAGGGGGCGGCGAAATCGCCTTCTCGCTCCTCCGGCAGAAAAAAATCTGAGCAGACCACCTTGGCGACCTACCTGGCGACATGCCGGGAGGCAGGGGTGAAGCCGTTGCCCAAGGACCATGCGATCCGAAGGTGGGCCAAAGACGCGGGTATCGGCGAAGAGATGCTGCAGGTGGCCTGGGTGTCCTTCCGTGAGCGCTACACCGAGGAAACGCAGTACCTGGCCAAGCGCTACAAGGACTGGCCTGCGACCTTTGCCAACTCGGTGAAGGACCGCTGGTTCGCGCTGTGGTTCACCTCCGACACTGGCGAGGTGCAGTGGACGTCGACAGGCTTGCAGCGAAAGGCCGTACTCGACGCTCGTTATGCCGAACAGCAGGCCAGGAAGGAGGAGGTGGCCGATGCAACCGCATGACGACCACGATATCCCGGTGCTGCCGTGGTCTCCTGAAGCTGAGGCCGGCGTCCTGGGTGCCGTGATGCTCAACAACGACCTTTTCGACCAGGTCGGCGACATCCTGCTGCCCACGCACTTTTTCGACAAACGACACGCCCGGGTCTTCGAAACGATCTCGAAGCTTTCCACGGCTTGCAAGCCTGCCGACGTGGTGAGCGTGCTGCTGGCCCTGCAAGCTGCAGGCCACGGCGACATCGACATGACGCTGCTCAACGAGCTGGCCCAGGTACCGTATGGTCCCAGCAGCGTGCGGCGCTACGCGGAAGTCATTGCCGAGCGCTCCATGATGCGCGGGCTGATTGCAGCTGCCGGCGACGTGCGTGAAATCGCTGTGCTGCCGGGCATGGACGCTTCCGAGCGCTTGGACAAGGCCCAGGCCCGACTTGAATCTCTGACCGTCAGCCGTGGTGGCAAGGAGCCGGTGGCGGTGGGGTCGTTGGCGTTGTCCATGCTGGAGCGGCTTCAGGCGCTGTCAGATGGCAGCATCAAGCCGGGCATCAGCACGGGCATTCCGGGTCTGGACAAACGTCTCAACGGCGGTCTGCGCGGTGGCAAGCTGATCATCGTGGCCGCACGCCCTGCTGTGGGGAAGTCATCGCTGACGCAGCAGGTCAGCATCAACCTGGCCAGGAGTGGAGTCCCTGCCGCAGTGCTGTCCCTTGAGATGCCTCAGGCGGATCTGTTGGACCGAACCACCAGCAACCTGGGCCGAGTCTTCCTGGACAACATCATCACAGGTCGACTTCACGACTCTGAGTGGGCGCGGGTTACAGAGGCCATCGAGCTGATGAACACCTTGCCGCTGTACCTGGATGACGAGTCCGGCCTGACCCTGGCAGACATTCGCTCCAAGGCTCGCAAGCTGGTGCGCCAGCACAAGATCAAGCTGCTGGTGCTGGACTACATCCAGCTGTGCGGCTCGCGCAAGGCAGACGACAAGCGGCACCACCAGATCGAAGAGCTCACCCGCGGCTTGAAGTCGCTGGCCAAGGAGCTCGACATCACCATCATCGCGCTCAGCCAGCTCAACCGCCTCGTGGAAGGGCGCATCGGCGGCAAGCCCCAACTATCCGACCTGAAGGAATCCGGCGCGATCGAGGAAGACGCGGACGTCGTGATCCTGCTGAGCCTCAACCACATCGCAGGCCATGGCGGAAAGGTCATCGAGGCCGACTTTGCCAAGAACCGTCAGGGCCGTGTAGGGAGCGTTCCGCTGTCCTTCGATGGCGGCTACCAGCGCTGGACTGACAGCAGCGAGCCCTTGTCAACGCCGAACCCTGGGCCCGGCCGCAGCCGTCGCGCCGTTCCTTACACCGAAGAAATCTGATTCAGGAGCACCAAACCATGATCACGCTTACTCTCCCGTACCCCATCAGCGCAAATCGTTATTGGCAAACGCGCGTCATCAAGGTGGCTGGACAGACCCGTGCCATGACCTACGTGAGCGCCGAGGCCAAGGCGTTCAAGGATCAGGTGGGATGGCTGGCCAAGGCCGCCGGAGTCCTCAAGCCAATCCTCGGCCGCGTGGCGATCTCGTACACGCTGCACCCTCACTGCCCGCAGGACGCGCACCGCCGCATGAAGCGCGATCCGTTCACCTGGGATGACACGGTGCAGTGCATCGACCTGGACAACGCCCAGAAGGTGCTGCTGGATGCGCTCAAGGGCGTGGCGATCGAGGACGACAAGTGGGTGCGCCGCATCACTGCAGAGCGTGGCATGCCGGTGGACGGTGGCAAGTTGGTGGTGACTATCACTCCGATCAAGGCAGCACCGGAACAAGAGCAGGGCGACTTGCTGGGAGGTCTGGCATGAGCGTGTGGAGCGAATTCAAGATTGCCCGTGCCATTTCGCTGCAGACCTTAGCCCGCAAGTGCGTGGTGCTGGTTGATAACTGCAACTGGACAGGCCACGAATGCGACGTGCTGGGCGTGACGACCGACCTGCGCATCATTGACGTCGAGGTGAAGATCAGCCGCGCCGATCTGAAGGCGGACGCCAAGAAGGACAAGTGGTGGCATCGGCTATGGCGCTGGAATGAAATGCATGGACCTGAACAGCTCCGGCCCCATCCGCCAAAGGTCTGGAAGCACTACTACGCGCTGCCCCGTGAAATCTGGAAGCCCGATCTGCTTGAGTGCTTGCTCAGCAAGTCCAGCGGCGTGCTGCTCCTGGACGACCGGCATGGCCGCATTAATGTCTGGTGCGAGCGCCGCGCAACGCCCAACAAGGACGCCCACCGACTGACACCGCAGCAGGCCATCGACATCGCGCGCCTGGCCAACCTGCGCATGTGGGATGCCTACAACCGGATGGAGAAGGCAGCATGAGCCGCCTCGTCATCACAAAGGGCCAGGACGGCAAGCTCTGCGGATTGGACGCCGCGGGCCAGCGGGCCTATGCCAAATGGCGCCGCACTGTCACCGAGCTGGCCCCGGGCCAGACCTTGGGCTTTTCCTTCTGGCTGCCCAGGTGCCCGGAGCACCACGCCTTCTTCTTCCTGAAGCTGAACCGACTGTTTGAGCGCACGGAGGCCTTCGAGGACGTCACCAAGCTGCGCCACTGGCTGCTGATCGGCGCCGGCCACTGCGACTTCGTGCCTGGCAGCGATGGCAAGCCCAACGCGATACCCAAGAGCATGGACTTCGAATCCATGGACGAGGCGGACTTCTGCGAGCTGCAGCGGTCGATCGATGCCTTCCTCTGGACTTTGCACGCCCAGGCCATCTTGTGGCCCGCACTCGACGCGAACCGGCGCTGGGGCTGCATGGAGTCGTTCATGGAGGGCTTCCAGCGTTGAGCCTGCCCATCAAGCATTGCTTTCACCACCGCAGAGGGGGTACCCATGGGACGAGATGACCTGCAGTTTGACCTTTTCGACAGCAGCTCTGCCCTGGAGGAGATGCGCGCGGACGTGGCGGAGTCGGAGCTGGATCCGCCCATCGTCCATAGCATCGTCCGTGCCGGAGAGACGAGTGCACCAGAGGTAACCGGCCCGACCTCAGTTTTTGATCTGGCCACACGGCAGCTCAGGCTGCGCGCGGAGCTGGCCACGCCCGAAAAGAGCCGCAATGTGAAGGTGGTGACCCGCGCCGATGGCGTTGTGCGCTGCCAGGTGGTCAGGTTTGCGGAGACGGAAGAGGGCCAGGAGAAGGAGCGCCAGCGCAGGGCGCGGCAGATCGTACCCCGGGCGCGCAGACAGACATTCAGGATGAAGAACAGCAGGATATGGGACGACAAGCAGACATGAAGCCCCGCCGACCTATGCCGCCCCAGGGGCTGGGCGATCTCTCCGGGGAGGCTCCCCACACCTCAATCGTGCCCGCCGAAGGTCTGGGCCTGTGGGTGCAGAAAACCTTCATACGGGAGGGCGGGGCCCTTTTCAATCCCGATCACCAGCACCTGGCCACTGCCGATCTGGAGTTTCTGTGGGCGGGCAGTGCCTTTGAGAAGCAGGGGCGCACCGTCCTCGGTCAGGCCGAAGAGGTCATGTTTCGCGCGGGAGGCTGGCAGAAGGAGCGCCAGGAGCAGCAGATGCTGGAGTGGTTCGGGCACATCCCCAAGTTCCTGATCACGTTGGCGGCCGACTACTGCGCCCAGGCCAGCGATGCTGACTTCTGCGCCCTTGTTGAGCATGAGCTCTACCACCTGGGCCAGAAGAAAGACGACTTCGGCGCGCCGGCATTCACCCGGGATGGCCTGCCCAAGCTGGGAATCCGTGGGCACGACGTGGAGGGGTTCCTGGGCGTGGTGAAGCGCTACGGCGTGGGAGACCCTGGAGGCGCTCTCGCTCAACTGGCCAGCCTGGCGCGCGGCACACCTGAGGTCAGCCGGGCAGCGGTCGCTGGCGCATGTGGAACCTGCCTGCTCAAGGCAGCTTAGAAAGACTGGCGGCATACGAAATGGCAGTTCTCAAAGACCCCGTGAAACTCTCGATCGTGCAGGCGCTGGCTTGCTTCGACACCCCCTCGCAGGTGGCCGACCACGTAAAGCAAGAGTTCGGCCTCGTGATCACCCGCCAACAGGTGGCGATGTACGACCCTACCAAGGCCTCGGGCCACAACCTGAGCAAGAAGCTGCGCGAGATCTTCGACGCCACACGCGCGAAGTTCCTCGATGACATCTCGACCATTCCCATTGCCCAGCAGGCCTACCGCCTGCGGGTCCTGCAGCGAAACCTCGAGCGGGCGGACAGCCGAGGCAACGCTGCCATGGTCTCGACCCTGCTGGAGCAGGCGGCCAAGGAGCTGGGCGGAGCGTTCACCAACAAGCGAGAGCTGACAGGCAGGGATGGGCAGCCGCTGGCCGTCAACAGCACCAACGTCACCACCGCAGTCACACCAGAGCAATTGAAGGAGGTCGTGGAGAGTGTCCAGGCCAAGTTTTAGCCCCGCCGAACGTCTGGCCGCCGTAGGCTGGGCACGCGAAGACCTGTTCTCGTTCTCCCGCTGGATGTTCCTGCAGCGCAAGGGGTTTCTGTGGCGTCGTGCCCAGCACCACGCCATGATCTGCAACGCGCTGATGCGTGTGTTCAATGGCGAGTGCAAGCGGCTGATCATCATGATGCCGCCCCGGTATTCGAAGACCGAGCTGGCCGTTGTGAACTTCATCGCCTGGGCATTCGGCAAGGTCCCTGATGCCGAGTTCATCCATTGCAGCTACAGCACGCCACTGGCCGTCAACAACAGCACCCAGGTGCGCAACCTAGTGCAGCATGAAGCCTTTTCCGAGATCTTCCCCGAGCTGCGCCTGGCCACGGATGCCGGCTCGCACTGGAAGACCACCGCCGGCGGCGTCATGTATGCCACGGGTACGGGCGGCACCATCACCGGTTTCGGCGCGGGCAAGCACCGTGAGGGCTTCGGCGGCGCCATCATCATTGATGACCCACACAAGGCGGATGAGGCCAAGTCGGACACCATCCGCAAGGGCGTGATCGACTGGTTCCAGAACACTCTTGAGAGCCGCAAGAACAGCCCGGAGACTCCTATCATCGTGATCATGCAGCGCCTGCACGAGGACGATCTGGCCGGCTGGCTGCTGGGTGACCGTGGCAAAGAAGGCAACGGGCCGCCTGTGGCGGGCGGCAATGGGGAGGTGTGGGAGCAGCTACGCCTATCGGCCTGGGTTGGCGACGACGAGGAGCCCCTCTGGCCCGAGAAGCACAGTGCCGACGAGCTGCGGCGCATGGAGAAGGCCAACCCCTATGTTTTCGCCGGCCAGTACCGGCAACTCCCGGCACCGCCGTCCGGAGGTGTGATCAAGCCTGACCTGATGCCCATCGTGGAAGCCATTCCGGCGGGCGTGGTGGAGTGGTGCAGAGGCTGGGACTTGGGCGCCTCTGGGAATGGCGACTACACCGCCGGCGGCAAGGTAGGGCGGCTGGCCGACGGCCGCTACATCATTGCCGACATGAAGCGGGAGCAGTTCGAGACGAACCTGCGCGACCAGCTCATCAAGAACACTGCGGTTTCTGATGGCCGCCTGCTTAAGCAAAGCCTGCCGCAGGACCCGGGCCAGGCCGGCAAGTCCCAGGTGCTGGCCTTCGCCAAGCTGCTGGCAGGCCACAACGTGCACTTCAGTCCGGAATCAGGTGACAAGGTGACTCGGGCCACGCCCCTGGCCAGCCAGATCAACGCTGGAAACGTGCTGCTGCTCAAGGGAGCCTGGAACACTCCGTTCATTGATGAGTGTCGCCTTTTCCCGTTTGGCAAATATGATGACCAGGTCGACGGGGCTGCACGAGGGTTTAATGGCTTACTGCAGCCGACCGTTGGGATATTTACTTGATCACTTTGCTTCGCTGAGCTTCTCGGCCTCTTTCCAAATGTAATACAGGCCTTGACTGCATTTGCTTTGGCGGTTGTCGATGTTGACTATGAAGCGATCTATAAAATATGGGTCAGTTGCTCTGACAAGTCCCATGCGAATTTTGTCGTATTCGTGCTGGGGTATCGCCCGTTTATTGTTTACAGCAGAGTTAGCCGAGAAAATAGCATCGGCAATCTCAGTGTGATATTCGGCCTCATCTAGGCGACCCATGCTTTTCATGCCGCGCACATGGTCTCGCAAGATTAACTCCAGCTCTATTGCATAGGCTGCACTCTTCTTCTTGGATGACCGGCTATGAAAAAAAGCCCAAATCGCAGCAGCGAAACATAAGACCAGAAATGCCTTTGAATCCATTTTGAAACTCTCCTCGTTGGGTGAATCATATTCATCTTCCTAGCATGCATTGGCATGCCAGAGATCATCACCAACTCCCTCGAAATATCCCGTGCCCGTCGCGAGTTCCTCGGCTCGCTGGGCCTTGACGCAAAGCGGGCCACGGCCTGGATCCAGTACGGCTACAGCGAGCACGTCAGCTTCGAGATGCTCTATGCCGCCTATGAGCGGGGTGGCGCAGGCCATGGAGCGGTTCACAGGCTTCTGGATGTGTGCTGGCTCAAGCTGCCACGCATCAAGAAACCGGACAGCGATGAGAAGAGCCCATGGGAGGTGAAGACGGGCAAGGTCCTGCGCTCCATTCGGGCATGGAGCAAGCTCAAAGACTTGGACCGGCGCAATCTGGTGGGCAAATATGCGGCCCTGATCTACCGTGTGGCCGACAGCAAGACGCTGGACCAGCCTCTGGATCGCGCAACCACACTGGTCGACCTTATCCCGCTCTACGAAAACCAGATCAAGGTCACGAAGTGGAATACAGACCAGGATGCCGAAAACTACGGCACGCCGGCAATGTTCCAGTACCGGCAAATCAGTCCACCGGGAACGGAGACAGAGGGCAGGCCTGAGAAGTGGGCCGATGTTCACCCCAGCCGCGTGCAGATCCTGGCCGAGGGCGCAGTCGGCGACTTCTATGACGGCGTGCCCCTGCTGCGCGCAGGCTTCAATCGTCTGGTGGACCTGGACAAGATCGCCGGCGGTTCTGGTGAATCCTTCCTTAAGAACAGCGCCCGCACCATCGTGTTCAAGTACGACGCGGGCGGCCAGCCGCAGGCCATGCCCGGCCCGGACGGTAAGGCTGTCACATCGGTCAAGGAGGCTCACGAGGCTCAGGCTAAGGCACTGAACCAGAATCAGGACGCATCAATTGTCATGCAAGGCGGCGATGCCACGACCCTGCAGACAGCGATCAGCGACCCCACTGGGCCCTGGACAACGGCAGCCAATGAGTTTGCGGCCTCGGTGCGGATCCCGTTCACTGTGCTGTTTGGCCAGCAGACCGGGCGCCTGGCCAGCGATGAGGACAAGTCCGACTTTGCCAATCGTTGCTCCAGTCGGCAGGAGTTCGAGCTCACGCCCATGCTCGAGGAGTTCATCACCCGCATGCAGGCGGCCGGCATCATCGACTCTGGCGAGTTTGAGATTCAGTGGCCACCGGTCAATGCGCCGACAGAGAAAGACAAGGTGGATCTGCTGGGCAAGATGACGGCTGCCATGCAGCAGGCATACCAGGCGGGGCTGACTGAGCCGATTTTCGATGCGAACGAGCTGCGCGCCGTGGTGGACTATGAGCAGCGCACGGATGATGGCATGCCCACCGAGGGCGATCCTGCTCGCACTGGTGATGTAGACCCCGCAGATGACCCAATCGAAAATGCGCCGGCGAGCTCCTAACCCTGCCATCCCTGGCACGCGCCGTGACCGCACAGGCTCCACTCTGCTTCTCCGCAAGGCGCTGGTCGCAATCAATGAGCACTGGAAGAGGCTTACCACGGATGTGCTGGCCGCATTCGATCGCATCCCGGTCTACGCTTTGAACGACACGGGCCCACAGGTGGCCTATGGAATCACCCCAGCCATCCTAGACATCGTCCTGCTAGAGATTGCAGCTGCGCTTGATCGCTGGGTGCAGAACGGCAAGGAGCCGAAGGAGCTGTTCTGGTGGAATCCCTTCGTAGAGCAGGCATCGCAGCTGGGCGCACTGCAAAGCGTGACCAACCTCACCAACCTGTCTGAGGCCTATGCTGCCTCACGCTCGTTTGATCAGGTGGTCCGCAGCGAGCCATATCTCACCCGTGTGGCCCTGGCCCGCATGAAGAGCTATGAGCACTGGACAGGCTTACGTGCCGAGGGGCAGAGTCGTTTGGCCGGCATCATTGGCCGTGCCGTGGCGGATGGCCTGAATCCGAAGGCCGCGCGCACGCTAATCGTTGACGGCCTGGGCGTGACCAGGTCAAAGGCTGCTCAGTATGCGCAAACCGACATCACCGACACCTTGCGGCAGGCCCGCTGGGCTGAGTCCGAAGCTGCACAGGTGCAGTATGGTCTGAAAATTGGGATGCTCTGGACCTCGGCGCTATTGCCGACCACCCGGGCCACGCATGCGACACGCAACGGCCGGGTGTACTCCACGGATGAGGTTCGGGCCTTTTATGGCCGGGATGGCAACCGGTACAACTGCTTCCTGCCGGGTACACGCGTGGCAGGTAGGTTTGTGGCCGGCTCAAAGGCCAGATACAAGGGGCCTGTCATTACTCTGGTGAGCGCTGCTGGCGGCGAAATATCCGTGACCCCGAATCACCCCGTGGTGACCCAGCGTGGCTTGATTCCTGCGGCAGAAGTCCAGAAAGGCGACTATCTTGTCGCAGACCGGACCCAGGTGGAAAACCCGCTTGGGGTAGTTAACCTGAATGGTGATCTGGTTGCACCCCGAATTGAGGATGTATTCGGTGCGCTCATGGATGCGGGCGAGTCGTCGCTTGTCGGGGTGAGTGGAGTAGATTTCCACGGCGATGCGACATTCATGGATGAACACGTCGAGGTTGTACGGTCCGAGCGCGTACTGGCCTTCGCAATGAACGCCGTGCGCGCGAAGCTCCTCGATAACCTCGCGTTCGTAAAGGCCGACGCGCCGACTCTTGGAACTGGCTCGCTTGGTGAGTTCATCCATGTGAACGGTTCGACCGCACACGGAAGCATGGGCGGCCGCAGCGTTGGACTTGCGCTCATCACTGGTGAGCTTGGCCATGCGGACAGCTTGTGCGGCACTGCACGAGCGGGCCTCCAATCCGGCCAGCGTGAACCATCGCATGATGGTGGTTCTATCCACGCCGATGCGTTTGCTGATGGACAACACGGACTCACCCTCGACGTGTGCCTTGTGGAGGGTAGGGGCCAGTGCGATGCCGCGTTGGCGGGACCATTCATTCCAGCGGAAGCCATGCCGATGGAAGAGCTCCATAAGCGTGCGCTCGCAAATCCCGGCGCTGTCGGCAATGCTCTTGTACGACTCGCCGGTCTTGCTGCGTTCGATGAGGTTGTGGACGTGGTCTGGGGCGAATTCGACGGGCATGTGTTCGATCTCCAAGAGGTATCGGGACTCATGCTAGGGAGCAATTTCGCCGTGAGTAACTGCCACTGCGGGCAGACAGAGTGCCTATTAGATGCAGATCAAAGACCGATCCTCAGTGCAAAGCTAGCGGCAACAATGAAGGACGAAGTGAAAAATTGGGCAGCGCAAAGAGTTTAGGTTCCATACGCTTTGGAGGGAATGGGCGGTGAAGCGACCTCTGCGTACTCTGGGTAGTACTGAGATACGGAGGTTAAAAACTCCTGCGCGATCTGGCGGATGTGAGCGAGTTCTGGTCTGCCGCCGAAGTCAGTGTCGCCTTGAGAGGTAGAAAATACCCAGCCGAGAGCATTTTTCCTGGAGAGCGCCATATAAGCCTCTTCAAGACCTGGATCCACATGTGCACCGCCATCAGTGTTTGCGACGTTTTTAATCAATAAGTACCGCGAGAATGTCGTTCCATCTTGCAGTCGAAGGACGGTGTTATTCCACCATGGTGTAAAGCCTATCCATCGCTCGCGGCCAAAGTAATGTCCACTATGGAGCTGCGGAAGATATCTCCCTCCATTCGGACCTGCTTGCAGCATGATTAGTGGCATATCTGCGAGGAGATTTCCGGGGGGAATATCACCGGCTGTGTCAAAAAATGGCATGGAAAGCATCTTTAGCTGATCTAGAAGCGCTCTCGTGTTGTTTCCGTGGCTATGTAAAAGAACTCGAAGCCCCAGCGCTATGTGCTTTCCGAATGCGAGCTTGCCTTCATCGAAGGCTTCGCATGCATGGCGCATGAGGTCTAATTGTTCGAACAGCTCGGCTTTTAAGTCTTCATCGGACCGAGGTATGCGTGGTGATTTGGCCATGTGGCATTTTGCCGCATAAGTCACTCCACTCGGCTCCCTAGCATGGCCTGCATCTAAACGAGGCAGACCATGGCTAAAAAACGCATCCACATCATCAGTGCCGTCAATGCGGCCAACGTCAGCAAATCCGGCACCACCTACACCATCCGCGACGTCTGCGGCGCTGTCGATGACATCGTCATGAACCGCCGGCTTTACCCGGCAGACCAACTGGCCGCAGGCGTCAAGAGCCTGAACGGCAAGCCTGCACCCGCCGGGCACCCTAAGAACAGCAAGGGCCAGCACATCAGTGCCGCCAATGGCGAGGCCTTGGCCTCAGCCTGGATCGGTGCGTACTGCACCAATGCCCGACATGAGGGTGGCCGCACTCTGACCGATATCGTCGTCAATGGCGACATGGCCCTGGCTACGGAGCAGGGCAAGAAGCTGGTGGCGCGGCTTGATGCAGCCATTGAGGGCACCAATGCCGATCCAATCCATGTCAGCACGGGTCTGAACCTGATCGAAGTCGTGGCCAACGGCGAGAGCCTCGGCAAGAAATACAGCTCGATCGCTACCAACCTGCATTACGACCACCTTGCGATCCTGCTGGACGAGCCTGGCGCCGGCACGCCGGAGGAAGGTGTGGGCATGTTCCTCAACAGCGAGGGCGGAGAGGACGAGATCGAGACCATCAACGTCAAGGATCCCGAAGACCGGCGCTATGAAGGCGCCATCGGCTGGCTTCGCAGTCTCTTCACCAACAAAGACATCAGCTTCGACCAGATCTATGACGGTCTGCGAGTCGGGCTGCCTCAGAACTCATGGATCCGCGAGGTGTTTGCCTCCTATGCGGTCTGGTCGGACGAGGCCGGCAAGCTGTGGCGTCAGGATTATCACGTCGCTGAAAGTGGCTCCGTAGCATGGGTTGCACAGCCTGTTGAAGTCGTTCGGCAGGTTTCTTATGAACCGATCACGAACCATCAGGAGGTCGACATCGTGAAAGAGCAAATCATCGCCGCACTCAATGCTGCAGGCATCAAGACCGAGGGGCTGAGCGATACCCAGGTCCTCGCTGCCTACAACTCGCTGGTGAACAAGCCGCTGGAGGAAAAGCTGACTGCAGCCAATTCGCGCATTGCTGATCTGGAGACCGCCCAGGCCGCAGTCGTGAATGCCGAGCGTGATGCTCTGGCCACCGAACTGGCCGTCAACAGCTCCCTGACCGTCGATGACTTCAAGCTGATGCCGCTGGAGCGCTTGAAGGAGCTCAAGGCCAAGGCCGCGCCCGTCAGCGTTGGCAACAAGCAGACCCAGACGCAGCCCGGCGACGAGTTCAAGGGCTACTCCATCAACAGCCTGATTGAAGAAGGAGCCAAGTAAGCCATGGCCAAAGCCAACCTCATTTATCGCGGCCCTCACGACCGCCATCCTCGCACAGTGTCGGACAAGCCTGTTGCTGCAGCTCTGCTGCCGGGCACCTTCGTCACTGAAGGCGCGGCAACTCTGGCTCAGGCCGTGGCTCCGGGCCCCATGGTGCGCCTGCTGGCACACCGCGACTTCTACGCCCCCGCCGGCAGCTGGTTCAACGGCAGCGATCCGCTCAAGACGGCCTATGCCGCCAATGAATCCGGCGTGGCTTACATCCTGGAGCCTGGCCAGCAGTATCAGGTGGCTGTGGCCGCAGGCAACTACACCTTCGGTCAGCCGTTGACGGTCGGGGCAGCTGGCCGCCTGACTGCCGCCGCTGCCAGCAACCTGGTGGTGGCCTTCGCTTCGGCCGCCGTCACCGGTGCCGCCGCCGGCGACCTGCTGGACATCGAGATCGCCAACTTCTACAACATGGCCTGACCGGTCAAGACTCAATAGGGAGAATCACATGCTTCGTTTGACCGATGAACAAAGCGCAGCCATCAACGGCAACCGTGCGGCGTTCAATATGCGCCAGACGGCCATGGCCGCAAACTCGGCCTTTGCTGATGGCTTTGGCGACACGATGACCGGTAATGCCGCCCAGGTGCCGCTGGATGCATGGCGCCGCATCGACGGCCGCGCCGTCCAGCTGCAACGTGACATCCTGGTGATGTTCAACCGCCTGGCCCAGGCCAACTCCACGCCCGTGGCCATGGCTGATCTGGTTTCCTACTTCCCCAAGATCTCCGACTCGGGCGAGGTGCACGTCACCATGGACGGTCGCAGTGAAGGCCGTGCTGATCAGGCCCTGGTGCAGTACGAAGGCACACCGCTGCCCATCTTCGACAGCCAGGCGCGCTTCGGCTGGCGCCAGATGGAGGTGATGCGCCGCGGCCCCTCGGGCATCGACACGGCCACTATTTCCAACCATCAGCGCAAGGTCTCCGAGAAGCTGGAAGACGTGGTGCTCAATGGCTATGGCTCCATCAACGTGGCCGGCTCGACCATCTACGGTCTGCGCAACTTCCCGCAGCGCGCGAGCGATGTGCATGGCCTGGATCTGAAGGGAGCAACGGGCGCACAGTGGCTCAGCGTGATCGAGAAATTGGTGAATGCTCACCTGGGCGACAACGCCTATGGCCGCATTTCCATCTTCCTGAACTACAGCGACTACACCTACGCGGACATCAACGAGTTCACCGCCGGCTATCCCAAGACGATTCTGGCGCGCCTGCGTGAAGTCTCCCAGGTGGCCGAGATCGTGCCCGTGCCACGCCTGGCAGCCAACGAGGTGATCAGCATCGCAAACATCAGCAACGGCGACTGGGGAACCATCCTGAACGGCATGCCCCTGGTCACTCGCCCCAAGGTGCGTCACAACCCCGAAGACGACTATGTGTTCGGCGTGCTGGCCGCGGCCGTGCCCCAGTTCCGCAGCGACTTTGAAGGCCGCTCGCAGATCGCCCACTTCACCAAGAGCTGATTGACCATGGCCCTCTACATCATCAAACATCTCAAGGCACCCTGGCCCAAGGGGGCCCAGGTAGGCGACATCATCGAATTCGATGTGCTCCCAGGCTGGGCAGCTGGCAAGTGCGAGCTGGGCGGCTCCCAGCCCACAGTCTTTGCCGATCAGGAAGCCTCGGGCGACGGCTCTGGCGAAGCATTGGCCCCGGCTGATCCCCAAGCGGCCAAGATTGCCGCTGCCCTTGCTGCTGCAGATGAGCAAGCTCGTCGTGAACTGAATGCCCGAGTACTCGCGGCTGAGCAGGCGCTGGCAGTGGCGAAGTCCGACCTGGAAGCCTCTCTGTCCCGTGAAGCAACGCTGCAAGGCCACCTCACGGACACGCAAAAGCTGAATGAGACTGCTGCCGGCGAATTGGATAAGGTGCGCGGGCAAGTCGAAGAGCTGCATACACAGCTTGCAGCTGCGAAGTCCGAAACGAAGGCAGCCAAGAAATGATCACGAGCACGCAAGCGCAGCAGTACTTGGATTCAGCCCTGGGCGTGAGCGTGCCTGCGTTTCTCTTGGAGGCTGCAGTAGCCCGTGTTGCCACAGCCGAGCAGGCTATGGTGGATGCGGGCTACGACAGCCACACTCAAATCTTGATCCAGTGCATGGCCGTGGCACTGGTGGCTTCCGCAGGCGATCCACGTCGCCTTTCCAGCCAAGGTGCTCCCTCAGGTGCATCGCGCGGATTCAAATACAAGGATGGTGACCTCACTGCCTTGCGGCGTTCGCTTGCCGCTCTGGACAAGGCAGGCACCGTGGCGGATCTCGTTGACCCAGACCCTGCGGCCTCAGCGTTCATGTTCGTGGTGAACGGCTGACCGCCCGCCGGGCGAATTGCGCTCCCTAGCATGGGGCGCATGTCTGCATCAGCTGCCTGGTCCTATACCGCGAAAGCCACTCATTGGGCGCTCCTTGGTCGTGACGACTGGAGTGGCCAGCTCTCCTTTGCTCAGCCTGTGCTCTTCGACTGCGACTACAAGTCAGAGGCGGTACGCTCATCCGACGCTGGAGGAACGTCACCGGACACAGGTGTTGAGCTGGCTCTGCGCCAGGTCATCTACACCGAACACAGCACCATCAAGCAAGGCGATTACGTCCTGATCGGCGAGAGTACGCTGACGGACCCGCTTGCAGCTGGAGCGGCTGAGGTGCGCACGGTGGTGCGTGATGCCGACACATTCGACCGCGTCGCGGACGATTTCAGGATCCTGACGTAATGGCCAAACCTCGCATCACCAGCCGCCTGCCGCAATTCGTGGAGCAAGTTCAAGCCAAAGGTGCCCGTGGCATGACGCAGGCCTTGATCCTTGGGGCATCTGAAGCTTCTGTGCTCACACCCATTGATACCTCGACGCTGCTCAACAGCCAATACCGCAGGGTAGAGACTGAAGCAACCAAGGTGGTCGGCCGTGTCGGCTACACAGCCGTCTATGCAGAACCAGTGCACGACCCAGATAACGTGCAGCGCTTTCGCCGCCCGTCTGCGGAAAAGGAATTCTTGGCCAAGGGCTTCGATCGGGCTGAGCCGAACATTCGTGCTGTGATTTCCGGAGCAATCAAGACATGACCGCCAGCGAATCCCTGCGGCAGATATTGCAGCCCGTGCTTGTGGGCTGGCGCTTTCAGTTCGGGCGCTGGATCGATAGCGGCAAATCGGACCGCTATGCCGTTCTCAAGCCCATGGGGGGGGCTCTGGCTGGCCTGGTGCGCCAGCCTGCCTTCAGCTTGCTGTTGATCGGAGCCGGCACTGACGCGCTCACAGCGCCCGAAAGCAAAGCCCAGGATGTGATCGAGAAGCTGCTTGAGGAATCCGGCTCCCTAGTATTTGCACAACCGGGTGAGCCTATCTACTGGGCTACCGACGATGGCCGGCCAGTGGCCGAAATCACCATCAATACCATCATCAACCGATAGAAGGAGGTCGCCATGGGCGCTCACGTTGGACGCGACGTAAAGGTCGAATTTGCATTGAAGCCGGAGACGCTCCCCAAGCCTGCAGCCGGCGATTACAAGATCCTGGGCATGATGCGCGCCAAGAGCATCAACACCACCTGGGACACTGTGGATACCACGGCGGACAAGTCTCCGAACTTCACCAAGACCAGCTTGGTCACCTTCAAGAATGTGGAGTTCTCAGGCGACGGCGTCAGCTATGACGATGAAGTGCACAACCAGGAGCTGCTGGAGAAGCACGTTGTCTCTCCACCCGAGGAAACAGGCTATCAGCCCAAGGTCTGGTTCAAGATCACATACCCCAGTGGCAAGGTCTATGAAGGTCCGTTCATTGTCAGCTCGTGGTCGAACGATAGCCCCTACGCAAACGAAGCCACATGGAGCATCAGCTCACAGAGCAATGGCGATGTGACACTGACTCCTGCAGCCGTCGTCCCCTGATGCTGATTGAGCACGGTTACTCCAGAGTCGTGACTGCCAGCGGCCTGGAGTTCTCTTTCACACCGTCGTTTGCCCGGATAGCCCTGCTCGGTCGCCCGGGCGAAATCGTTGATGCCTTCCGCGGTCTGTTCGGCGCCCGCGCACATCTCAACGCTCGTTATGTGCTCGCTGTGCTGTGCGACCAGGACGATGCAACAGCCCTGCTGGGGTGGCTGGATGATGACGGCGAGCACGAGGGGAGCATGCCAGTGCTGGAGCAAATCAGCCTGGCAGCTCATCTGATGCGCCATGGACTGGTGGGCACGGGTGGCAGCAAGGAACAGGGCTCAAGGCCTGTGACGGAATTCAACGTGGCTGAGTACGTGGCCGCCGCCCGCGTCCATTTGGGCATGGCCACCGCTGACGCCGAAGCGCTGAGTATGAGTGAGTTTCAGGCTTTGTTCGAAATGAAGTACCCAGACGCCAAGAAGAAAAAGCGGGATGTGCCAACGCGGGAGGAGTATCGGGTCGCAATGACTGCAATTAATCGTTTAAATGGCTAAACTGGAGAAATTTATCGTTCAATTTGCATATACTTACAAACCTTACATGGAGGTTGTATGGATAAGCAAATGGAAGAACTGCAAAACAAGATTATTGAAATCGCAAGCCCAGCGCTCAGCAACTATAAAGTTGCCGATGAGATTATTGATCTCGTACTGTCCGAAGGACGAGCTTCGCGAATGAAAGTGCAAAATATTCTGTTGACTTATTTGACAGAAGGCCTGAAATCAAGTGCGGAAAGCCGGAAACTAGTTGCCGATTTCATCAAGTCGCAAAGTTAAAAAATAGGTATTTCTCCATAGCATGGCTCCAATACACATGGAGCATATGCGGTGGCGGAAAGAGTCGGCGAAATTTACTATGACGTGACGCTTGAACTTGATCAGATGATCAAGGATCAGCGCCGCGCTCAGCAGAGTCTGGACAAGACGGCAGACAGCTTGCAAAAGCTATCTCCCATCGCGGCAGCCGCAAAGGCTGCACTGTCGGGCTTGGCGGTGATGAAGGTCATCGACATGGCCGACGAATGGGGGCAATACGCCAGCCGTATCAAGATGGCCACCAAAAGCACAGAGGAGTACACCTATGTGCAGGAGCGCATGCTGGCTTCAGCAAATGCGACATTCCGTGGAATCAATGAAACCCGAGAAAGCTTTATTCAGCTGTCGCCAGTGCTGCGCGAGATGGGCCTTTCGCTTGGGCAGTCAGTCGATGTGATCGACAGCTTCAGCGGCCTGCTGGTGGTCAATGCGGCCAGTGCTGAGAAGGCCAAGGGTGCCCAAGATGCCCTGGCCAAGTCTCTGCAGAAGGGCTCCATTGATGCCGATGCCTGGATGAGCATCTATTCCACCGTGGACAGCGTGGTGGATCTCATTGCAGAAAGCAGCGGCAAGAGCGCTGCCGAGATTCGTCGGCTAGGTGCAGAAGGCAAGTTGGGCATTGATGTGCTGGTGCAGGCGTTGTCGGATGGATCCGGCAAGGTTGCTCAGCAGGTCAAAGAGATGCCTACCACGGTCAAGGATGCTATCCAGTCCGTGACGAACGCACTGAATGAGTATGTTGGCCGCACCAATGAGGCCAGCGGCATCACGGCCACCATCTCTTCCGCAATACAGTCCTTGGGGGCGAACTTCAATGTCTTGGCGGATACTGCATTGATTGCCGTGGCGGCCGGCCTCACTCGCTATGTAGGTGGTATGGTCGCCGCAAGCGTTGCGACGGCGGCCAAAGCCGCTGTTGCTGTCCGGGCTGCCGCAGCTGAGGTCGCTCTCGCTCAGGCTCAGGTAGCGCAAACTGCTGCTTCTCTGGCTCAGGCTCGGGCCTTCCAAGGTGTTGCTGTGACCCAAGCTCAGGTGACAGCAGCGACCTTGGCACATGAGGTAGCAACCAATCGGCTGACAGCAGCTCAGGCCGCTCAGGCAGCTACGAGTGCAGTAATGGGTGGTGCGTTGCGAGGGTTGATAGCCTTTTTGACGGGGCCTGCTGGTATTGCCATTGCCGCTGGCATTGCTGCCGCGAGCATCTTTGCATTTGGGGATAGCGCATCGAAGTCCGTACCGAAGGTGGACGAGCTAACAGCTTCGGTAGATAAGCTCACTGCTGCTCAGCTTGCGAATCAGCGCAACAAGGCTGCCGATGCTATTGGGCTGCTGACTTCCAAAGCTCGAGACGCGAATGCTGCCGTTAAGGCCTTGGAGCGTGATCAGGCGGCACTAAACAAGCAGCTCAAGGAAGGCCGGGGCGGGGTTGATGCCAAGGGAATGGAAAACGTGAACCGTTCCTTGATCGAAGCACAGGCCAATGCCGATGCAGCCACCAAAGAGCTGCAGGAAATGATCAATGCTGACTACAAATTGGCGGAAGCTCAGAAGCAGCGGGCGAATGCTCCTGCAAGCAAGGCAAAGGTGACCCGCAGCGATCCAGAGGTTCAGAAGCGATTGGCTGGCATGCGCGATGAACTGGAGTTGGCCAAGCTTTCGGGGGCGGCCAAGGCCCGGCTGCAGGCCATTCAGAAGTTGGGAGCGAACGCTACAGCCGAAGAGCGTGCCGAGGCCGAGAAGCTGGCAACGACCATCTACGACCTCAATGAGGCCCAGAAGAAGCTCAGGGAGGGGGCGAACGGCGAGAAATTCGATAGCAAGGGTTACTTGCTGGGTCTGAGCGCCGATGCTGCTACCAGCGAGTGGGCCAAGATTGACGCGAAAGAGAAAGAAGAACTGAGCAAGCACAAGAGGCTGCTCGATGAACGCAAGCTGAGCCAGCAGATGTATGAGGAAGGGGTGCTGCTGATCCAGCAGAAATACGGGCTGGAGCGCGAAAAGCTGCAAGATGGACTGAACCAGTTGATTGCCGATAAAGACGCTGCGGCCAAAGAAAAGGCCAAGCAAGCCACCGACGACATGGAGCGGCAGGCCCAAGAACTGGGCAATGCGCTGAAAGAGTCCGTGATGACACCGCTGGAGCGTTTGAATGCGGAACTCGCCAAGTACGACAGCTTGCTGGCGTCCCTGGACATTTCACAGGAGACATATGCCCGTGCGGTGAAGAAGGCGAACAAGGACTATCAGGACAACCTGAACCAGATGGATCAGTTCACGGTCCGCTTTGCGCAGAACGTGCAGGACCAGCTGGGCGATACGCTCTACAACAGCCTCACTGGCAATTTCAAGGACATCGGCACGGCTTGGGGGCAGATGCTGCTGAAGATGGGCAGCCAGGCGGTCTCAGCAAATCTCGCACGATCGCTCTTTGGTGGTGCAGTGGAGGGCGGCACCGGATCCGGCATGTTTGGTTCGGCATTGAGCGCGATTGGTAGCTTCTTCGGTCTCAGTGGGAAGCGTGAGAACGGCGGCGACGTGAGCTCCGGCAAGATGTACGAGGTCAATGAGCGTGGCGTACCAGAACTGCTGACGGTCGGCAACAAGCAGCTGCTCATGATGGCAGGCCAGTCAGGTAGTGTCACTCCTTTGGGTGGCATGGATGTGGCAAAGGTCCCAAGCCCTGGAGGGCAGGGCGGGACGATGGCAGGTGCGCCGATCATCAATCTGAAGATCATTGGCGCCCCATCACAGCCAGAAGTGAAGCAGAACACATCGGGCAATGGGCAATTCGATATCGAAGTGATCTTCAAGCAGATCGAGAACAGGATCGGTAGCGGCATAGCCGATGGATCCGGTGCGACTTATCGAGCTCTGACAGGACGCTTCCCAACGCTGAAGAACAGCTGACCTCGCTCCCTAGCATGCCTTTGCATGGCATCGCTACCTTCTTACGTCACTGTTCATTTCTCCCGCCCGGAGTCGTTTGACCCGGCCGTCGCTTCTTCGGAGATGGAGCGAGGCTTATCCAAGCTCCGCGTCACCAGTGCGCGTGTGGTCAAGCAGGTCGAAGTGACGCTGCAGTTCAAATCTGCGGCCGACACTGAGGCCTTCGAGGACTGGTACTTCAATACCCTTCGGCGCATCGGCTTCTTCAATTGGTACGACACGCGAGCAGGTGTTGTGCGCTCAGTGCGCTTCAAAGGCGGTGCTCTGGGTGAGCTGGTGCCGTTGGCCCAGGGCTTTACCGTTGCGCAACGCACAGCCACGCTGGAGTACCTGCGATGAACGACTTTCGCACACGAAACCAGCGCGTTACGGACGATGTCGGCCATATCGAGCTGCTCGAGGTCTCCAACCCCAGCTTTTCAGAGTCCATGCATATCTGCAACGACGGGCAGGACTTTGTGAGCCGTGGCATCAGCTACATAGGTTTGCCATTCGGTTTCACGTTGCCGGATGACGTTTCCGGCCAGGCGCCACGCATGCGCCTGACCATGGACAACGTGGGGCGCGGTGTCAGCGACGAACTCGAGCGCCGCCAGCCGGGCACCACGACGATGGCAAAGCTGATCATCGTGCCGCGCGACAAGCCCGATGTGCATCAGCACGTTTACTGGCTGCCCATGACCAGTGTGAGCATCAGCGGGGCATCTGCCCAGGCAACCTGCAGTGTGGACGACCTCATGCGCCGTTCGGCCTGCTTGCAGATCACCAACCCTCACACCTTGCCGGGGATTTTCTGATGCTGGAAGCCCTGCAGCTAGACCGATTTGTCGGCATCCCCTATTGCCCGCGCCACATGGACTGTGCGGACCTGGCCCTGCTGGTGCAGCGCGAGTTGTTCGGCCGCACGGTGGTGCTGGCCGGCAAGCGCGCGCGGCCACTCGATCTGGACGCCCAGGCAGCTGCCATTGCGGGCTATTGCGCAGAGCTGGGCACGGCCGTGGAGCAACCCCAGGACGGCGATGCAGTGCTGATGCGCGACTTTGATGCCGCGCAGGCCGGCCACATCGGCATTTACGTGTTTACCAATTACGCACCGCATGTGCTGCACACCTCCCACAAGTTGGGCTCGTCTGTGCTGCACCGGGTGCAGGACTTGCAAGGCTACGGCCTGGTCGTTGAGGGCTATTACCGATGGAAGTGAATCGCGCTGAATCTGTCGCTGTGGCTGCCGTTGGCGGGGTTCCCGCCGATGTGCTGGACATGGCGGGTCGTCTGGTTGTCTCGCCCAATGCGATGACGCTGGACGGCCAGCGCAACGTGCCTGCAGATCTGCAGCCTGGCGAGAGCCTGGCATCCTTCCTCGATCGCCATGTGCCGGGAATTCGCTCGGGCGCCTGGACCGTCATGATTGGTGGGGCCGTGGTGCCTCAGGCCATGTGGGCGCGGACCTTCCCCAAGCATGGGCAGTTGATTGCTTGCCGCGCTGTGCTGCGCCGCTCGGCCCTGCAACTGGTGGCCCTTGCCGCGCTGACCTATTTTTCTGGAGGCATCGCAGGTGGCATTTACGGAGCCCTTGGTGGGACGTATGTGTCGGCTGCAGCGGGGATGTACCTGTCTGCAATCCAGGTCGGCGTGTTTATGGCCGGCTCGGTGTTGATCAACAAGGTATTGGGCCCCAAGGTCCCATCAATGCAGACGCAGGCCCAGAAGCAAATCTACAGCCTGAGCGATCAGCGAAACACCGCACGGCCGTATGAGCCTATCCCCGTGCTTTGGGGTGAGATGCGTGTGACGCCCGACCTGGCCAGCAAGGCCTATGCCTGGTATGAGGGCGATGACCAGTACCTGAGCACCATCTTGCTCGGTGGCATCAATGTGCACAGCGCTGCAGATCTCGCAATCGGAGATACGCCCATCGGCAACTATTCCGATGTGAGCGTCTACTACTACGGCTTTTCCGGCATGACCAGCCAGAACGTGCCGCTGTATAGCAATGTGGATGCGGTGGCCGGGGCGGAGTTCGTCAACGGCGGTGACTGGATCACGCGCACGGGCTCGGCCGGTGCCGGCGTGCTGCAACTGGACATCGAGGGCCAGTTGTATGACGTAGGCGGCAAAGGCAACATCAATGCCAACTGGGTCGACCTGACGATTCAGGCCCGTTTAGTCGGTGCGCCAGCCTGGACCACGCTGAGCAGCAGCACGCTGACCAATGCCAGCACCGATGTGCTGCGCCGCACTTTCTCGTTTGATGTGGCGCCCGGCCAGTATGAGGTGCGTGCCAAGCTGGGCCTGCCGCGCTGGAATGATGGCGGCTCTGGCGATGCCTGCAAGTTCACCTGGGTGTCACTCAAGAGCGTTCAGGCCGACACCACGGATTACAGCCAGTGGGGCCGCATCGGCATCAAGATCCGCGCCTCCGGCCAGCTCAGCGGCAGCCTCGACCAGGTGCGTGCCACCTATCGCGCCAAGCCCATGCCGATCTGGACGAGTACTGGCTGGGCCACGGCCACCACCCGCGCTGATGGTCTGTCCAACCCTGGGGCCATCTTGCTGCAGACACTGCGCGGCGTGTGGGTGACGGACTTCCAAGGGAAGCGCATCCTGCAGTTTGGCTTTGGCCTGTCTGACGAGCAGATCGACATCGAGGGCCTGAAGGCTTTCATGCTGCACTGTGCGGCGCGTGGCTACACCTACGACAAGTGGATTACTCCCAACGTGTCTCTGGGCGCCTTCTGCGAAGAAGTCGCCCTGGCCGGTATGGGCGAGTTCGCCTGGACCGATGGCAGCCGCCCCACGGCCGTTTTTGTGACCAACGGCCAGCCCAACAGCGCCGTGGTCAACATGGCCAACATGCTCAAGGGCGGTTTCAGCGTGGATTACGCGCTGAGCAACGCCGCGGACGGCATCGAGTACCAATGGCTGAACCGTGACACCTGGGAGATGACGACACTGCGCGTGATGGCCCCCGGCGTGACCACCATGCTCAGCCCGGCCCGCCTGACGGGCGAGGGCATCACCAGCGAGGCCCATGCTGCTGTCATGGCCCGCTACCACCTGGCCCAGAGCCTGTATCAGTACAAGACCGTGCACTACACGGCAGACATTGAGCATCTGGACTATCGCCGGCTGTCGGTGCTGTCGGTCTCCCACGACCTGACCCAATGGGGTTTTGGCGGTCGGGTGATGGCAGCCAAGCGCATCGGCGCCCAGGTGCAACTGACCCTGGATGAGTCGGTGCCGGCCCTGGCCTCTGCCTACATTGGCCTGCGCGTGCCTGGCGCGCGTGACTACCGCGTGTGGCCCGTGCAGCCACTGGCGGCAGAGTCGGATGTTGTCACCCTCGTGGGCGAATGGCCCGCAGATCTGGACTTCCCCGGCGAAGGCATCGGCAACCCCGCGCATGACACCCTGTGGTGCTACGACTTCAAGGCCACGCCCGGCTATCGCGTGCGCGTGACCGGCATCGATCCCGAGTCGGATCTCAAGGGTGCGCGCATCACGGCCGTGCCCGAAGGGCCCGAGTTCTGGGACTACGTGCTCAACGGCACCTATGTGCCCGCGCCCAACCAGAGCAGCATTCCCCAGCTGGGCCGCCCCACGGTCAAGAATCTACGCGTTTCCGAAAAGGTCAATCTGCAGGGAGACACCCATTGGTACGAGCTGTCTTGCATCTGGGACGTTGAAGGCGACTATGACCACGCCCAGGTCTGGGCTGGCCGTGACGGCTCGGAGCTGCGCTTGGTGGACGGCAACGCTGTAGCCAACCGCAGCACATTCCGCATTGATGGCGCGGGCGAATGGCTCATTGAGGTGCGGCCGTTCAATCCTGCCGGGCGTGCTGGCCAGATGGCCGCCAAGCTGTTCATCACAAGCAAGACACAACTGCCACCAGGCAACCCTGGCACCTTTGTGGTTCAACAGTTGGCTGGTGGATTGCGACGTTTTGCTTGGGCCTATGCGGGTGACAAACCGGCCGCGCTAGCTGGTGTGCAAATCCGCTATCTGCCTGGGGAGGTGGCTTTGAGCCTGAACGGCTGGGATGCCATGCAGCCCTTGGGTGATGTCGATGACATTTACACCGCCCAGTTTGAGACCAGTCGCCCGGGCGCCGGTCTGTGGACGTTTGGCTTACGCGCCATCGACACGGCTGGCCAGCTGGCGAATGGCATTGCGCGCTTTGTCATTGAGCTAGGCCAGAGCTTTGATCAGATACAAAACCCTGACTTGACCCCGCCACCCGTGGTGACCGGCTTGATGGCGACAGGCATGCTCACTTCGGTGCAGGTGGCATGGGATGTCCCACTCTATACCGTGGGTCATGGTCATGCCCGCACGGAGATCTGGGCCGGGCAGGGTGCTGATCTGCAGCAGGCCACTCAGGTGGGGGAGGGCTATGCAGGACCTATCAGCTTCGGTGCCAAGCCGGCACAAAGCTGGAATATCTGGGCTCGCAACGTCAGCGTCGATGGTGTGCCCGGTAGCTGGGTTGGTCCCGTACCCGCAGTCACGGGCGAGGATGTGGCGGGCCTGCTGGATGTGTTGGCTGGAAAGGTTGGGCCAGAGCAGCTCACGCCGATAGTGGTGGACAAGATCGACCAGATTGATCTGATCGACTTTGATCGCATTGACGCGCTCAACGATTTCAGCCTAGAGCAGTTGGAGTCTGTGGCGCAGGTAGATCTCAAGCGCCTTGACCTGATTGACGTTGAGGGCGGTCCACTGGGCAAGAGCCTGGTGACCGCCGCAGCTCAGCAAGACGCGCTGAACCAGCAGGTGCGCGGAAATATGGAGGATATGGCCAAAGGCTTGCTGGAAGCTGCGCTGGCTGCCGATGCTGCGCTCGAGCGCATCACCGACGCCGGTGTGTATGTCGATCCAGCCACGGGCCAGGTCAAGATCTACGGGCTAGAGACAACCAAAACCCAGGTCACTAATCTGGAGGTGCTGCTGGATGCGTTGTCTGGTCAGTTGCAGCTCAAGGCTTCCACGGCATACGTGGACGGAAGGATTGCCGAGGCGGTGCTTTCGCCAGCAGATCTGCTGCTGTATGAGGGTCTGGATGCACGCCTCATCAATGTGGTGCAGCAGCTCGACAGCATCAACGGCACGCTCAGCAGTAAGGCCGAGGCACTTGAGCTGCAGAATGCCGTTGCCCGGCTGACCACCGCAGAAAGCAATCTCGATGCCCTGGGCGCGCAGATCGCTTTGCGCGTGACGCGGGCCGAGTATGAGGCCGCGCAAGACGCTCTGCAAACCAGGCTGGGCAGTGCCGAGTTGACCTTGTCGGCGCTGGATGTGCCAGCTATCACGGCTACGGTAACTGCTGTGAGCAAGTTGCAGCGTGAATCAGACAAGACCGCACAAGCTCTGCTGCAGGACATCCTGAACGGTGAATACAACCGGGTGCAGGCCCAGGATGCCCTGGCGTTTGCGCGCAACCAACTGAGCGCTTCGATACAGGAAGGGCTGTCAGCAGAGGCGGCGGCACGCACTCAGCTGGCGGCAACCGTGGGCCAGCAAGCGGCAGCACTGGAGCAGGAATCGCTGACGCGCGCAACGGCGGATGCAGCCGAGGCCAGCCAACGCCAAGCCCTGGCGGCCACGGTGCAGGGCCACCAGCAGCAAACGGCTGCCGCGATTGAGGCCGAGCAAACGGCCCGAGCCAATGGCGATGCGGCCGAAGCGGCACAGCGTGAAGCCCTGCGCGCGCAAATGCAGGGCGAGACCGACACGCTGGCGGCGTTGCTGGAGGAGGAGGCCTTGACCCGCGCCACGGCGGACAGTGCCGAAGCCACGGCCCGGCAGCAACTGGCCGCACAGCTGCAGCAGGCGGACAACGCCCTGGGCGCGCAAGTGACGGACGAGCGCAATGCCCGCATTGCCGCCGATGAAGCTGAGGCAGCGGCCCGCACCGCTCTGGCCGCCCGCTTGGATGGCAAAGACAGCGATCTGGCTGCGCAAGTCACGGCAGAGCAGTCTGCCCGTGTGGCGGGTGATCAGGCCGAAGCCCTGGCGCGCCAGCAGTTGGCCACCCGGCTCGATGGTGTGGATGCCTCGCTCTCGTCGCAAATCACCAACGAACAGAGCGCTCGATCCGCTGGCGACGCGGCTGAAGCGCAGGCCCGCCAGCAGTTGGCGGCAGTAGTGGAGCAGGCACAGTCCTTACTGCAGGCCCAGATCACGGATGAAGCCACCGCCCGTGTTGAGGGTGACCGTGCAGAGACCGCCTCGCGCGAAAGCCAGATCTCGGCATCTCGGGCATTGAGCCAAAAAGAGAGCGAGCGCACGGCGCAGGCTTTGCTGCAAGACATCCTGACCGGTGAGCGAAACAAGGAAGAGGCCCAGGCAACATTGGCCCTGGCCAAGACTGAGCTGGCCACGCAGATTCAGGAAGGCTTGAGTGCGGAAGCACTGCAGCGCACCCAATTGGCGGCCATGGTGGATGGGCAAAAGGCGGCGCTGGCGGAGGAGTCCCGCGTGCGGGCCGACAACGATGCAGCAGAGTCGGCGACTCGAGCCGCTTTGGCGGTACAGGTGCAGCGCGGGCAGGAGCAGACTCAGGCCCAGATTCAGGAGGAGAGGCAAGCACGCGCAGACGCAGATGCGGCCGAAGCCGGGGCCCGCCAGCAGCTTGCGGCCAAGGTGCAAACAGATCAGGAGGCGATTCAGTCCCAGATCACCGCCGAGTCCCAAACAAGGGCTACGGACATCGCAGCAGAGGCCACACAGCGCGCACAACTGGCGGCCATCGTGGGTGATAACCATGCAGCAGTGCAGCAGCAGTTCACGGCACAGGCCGGCATCAATGGCTATCTGGCTGCCAAATACTCACTGGCCGTGCAGGTGGGCAGCGGGAATCAGGTCGTGGTGGGCGGAATGCAAATCACCGGCACCGCAGATGGTGAAGCCGGGCCCAAGATCGCTATTGCGTTTGCCACCGATGCATTCAGCATCGTGGCGCCCGATGGCAGCCGCAAGGCCGTGCCCTTTTATGTGCAGACCTCGGACATGACGATCAATGGCGTGCCTGTGCCGGCCGGCGTCTACATGGACTCGGCGCGCATCGGCAACGTCGAAGCGTTGTTCGGTCGCTTCGGATCGCTATTTGCGGACAAGGTGCAGGCCACAGCCATCAGTGCCAGCCAGCTCACGGCGGGCAACGGTGTGATTGGCGGCACCCTGAAATCCAGCAACTATGTTGCTGGTTCTAGTGGCTGGACTCTGCGGCCGGATGGCATGGCTGAGTTCTCGGGCGTCATCGTGCGCGGCACGGTGTACGCCTCAGCAGGACAGGTGGGAGGCGTAACGATTGCCAGCAATGAGCTGCATTCCAGCAATTGGAACGGCGTTTACGGGCCTACTGGCACGGGCTGGGCGATTCGGGCCAACGGAGAAGCCTATTTCAACGGCCTCAACATCCGAGGGCAGATCAACGGCGGTGCGTACACGGGCTATGGCTGGCCTGCAGCTGGGCAAAGTGGCTTCCATCTGGGGCCAAGCGGCCTGCTGATCGGTAACGCCAACAATAGCAAATACTTTCAAGTCACTGCCGATGGCGACATCTACACGCCCGCTTTCAGGGTCGTCGGCGGTGTGATGACTGTCCAGCAGGTCGACGTCATCGACACCCTGCAGATTCGGAGTGGAGCTATCACTGCGGTAGCACCCAGGTGGGTTGGAAGCGTCGCGTTTTTTGTCTCCGTCAGCAGAACGTTAGATGACTTCGCAGTCTCTGCTGAGTATCAAAACATCGTCTACCTGGAGTGGGTGAACAACATTGGCGGCGATGGCTTGTATCTCAATGCCTATAGAGGCAGCGGAGAAGACGGCCAGGTTGTGAACGTTGCATATCCGGGAGCCTACGCCCGCGTGGAACTGCTGTTCTATGCAAATGGCTCGTATATGGGGTCTACGTCCGTAGATGTCTTTCAAGGGATTGGTAACTACGTCATCACCCCTTTGTATGCGGTGCCCCTGGGTGCCACGCGCGTGCTCGTGAGCATGCCGCCGATTTCACGCAATTCGCCCGAAGGTCAGCGCTCGCTGAACAACATCAAGATCACAACCATCTCGATCAAGAGATAACCATGAAGGACTGCTAAATGGCATGGTACAGAACTGGCACCGTTGCGGTGACCAACAACAGCAACGTCATCACCGGAACGGGCACCTCATGGGTGGATGGTGCCGCGGTTGGTGAAACCTTCCTGGGGCCGGACGCGCAGGTCTATGAGATCACGTCCATCGTGAGCGGCACCAGCTTGCGCATCAGCCCTAACTACAAAGGCAGCACGGCCACGGTCCAAGCCTACGCAATCATGCCCACCCAAGGCTATTTGCGTGATCTGGCTGCGCAGGCTGCTGCGCTGGTCAACAGCTATCAGGCGGTGCGAGATGGCGCTGGGGCGGGTAAGTTCGCGGCCGGCGCAGTTACAGAGCCAAGCCTGCGCGGTACTGCTGACGAGAACACCGGTCTCAACATCCCCGGCGCAGATATCTTGCAGCTGATTACCAATGGGGTTGTGCGGCTCCAGATTGCGGCCGATGGAACCCCTAGCGGCGTGTTTGTGGAAAAGCTAGCAGTCAGCGCCGCAACCCAGGCTGCGATCAACAATTTGGCTGCCGCCACTGTCGCGCTGGCTGCCTTGGGCGCCGACCCAGATCAGGTCCCAGTGGGACAACACCTCGGTCGGCTTGCCTATCTGGACGCGCTTTCAATTTTGACTGTGAGTCGACACGCACGAGACAGCCGTCCTGGTGATGTCTGGCGTGAGCACGTCAGCGACACCGCAACCACCATCAAATTTCACGGCTTTGACGGAGTCATCCGCAGCCGCACGGAGAGCTGGACATGAGCGTAATTGAAAACTATCCGGCCCTGCGGCCAGCCCTGCTGCTGGATTTTGCCAACAGCGGCCGCGTGCATCCATTGATCCAATGCACACGGGCCAGCACTGCCACATGCTTCGGACCAGATCGACGGCTGCGTAATGTCGCAGCCAACGTGCCTCGCATTGACTACGACCCGGCCACAGGTAAATGCCTTGGCTTGTTGGTTGAAGAGGCCCGAACGAACCTCATCCTGCATAGCAACAGCTTCAGCAACGCGCTCTGGACCAAGTCTGCTCCCATCACGGTCACGCCAGAAGCGGATGACTGGTGGGACATCTCACACAACGGAACCGGGAACTATGCCGGCATCTATCAGGCTGGACGACCCAACGCCACCAAAAGCGCTGCGTTCACTTTTGACGTAATGCCCGGTAGTTTGAGTTCCGTGAGCATGTTCTTGGGTATTAACGGCACGAGTGACGCGACGCGCGTGGTATTTGACTTTGCAGCGGGTACATCGACTCTTTCATTCGTAGGGGGCGTCATTACTGCTGCGATGGTGACGCATAGCTTGAAGAATATGGGTGGCTTTTGGCGATTGGCATTGAGTGTCGACGCGACTTCCGCGTCCATCACGCCTACGTCAAACGTATGCTATTTGTATCCTGGTGGTGCGGTGGGTGCGCAAGTGGCCGGGAACATCAAAGCACGGCGCGCGCAGCTCGAAAGCGCAGCTTTCCCGACCTCCTATATACCCACTGACGCTGCGGCAGTGACTCGCGCTGCAGACCTGGTCGGCATTGACTACACGTTGCCGACAGTGGGCGCCATCGTCTCATCTTTGGCGGGCGTATCGAGCGCTAACACCAGCAATGCCTATATATGGAGTGGAATCAATCCATCCGATAGCAATGCTGACCATGCTTATTTCTACCATCAGGGAGGCGCCCAATCCACAAACTGGTGGGTTAAGAAGAGTTCCGTAGACCAGTCGGGAGGAAATGTGGTCGGCCGTCGCCTTAGCTCTGGCTTCAGTTACGACTCAGGCGCCAAAACTGCCGCTATTGCATCCGGTTCCTTGTTCTCTCAGGACGAGTCCACTAGGCCGAGAGACTTTCCCAGCAATCTGTCGCAGTTGCTGCTGGGGCGCAGCCGAGCCAATTCAGGCTTTCTTAATGGATGCATCTCGCGCTTGGCTGTCTATAGCGGCCGGATAACAAACGCACAACTGCAGAGGCTTACAGCATGACAGTGTTCCTTCAATTCATTGATGAGGCTGCTGCGGCTGCAGTCTTCTTCCCATGGTCCGATGATGGATCCACCCCGGCCTATGTTGGCAACGCTGCCGTAGATGTGGTTGGCGCTCTCCAGCGCCCGACCGGCGAAGTCATCCAGTCCGAAGACGGCGAAATCCATGTGCTCGCTCCCGTGCCTGGCTGGCACATCAATTTGAGCGAGTCCGTACCTGAGCTGGCTCAGTATGAGATTGACGCACCGGTCACGCCGGTCCGTGTTTTTGCCGGCAGCGGCGAGTCGCAACCGCCTCGAGTACCGACCGAGGTGACGCGTTGGCAAGCCAAGCTGGCCCTGATGCATCAGGTGGATGAGCAAGGCGTTTCTCTCTGGGATCGCCTGCAGCAGCTGCTTGAATCGCTCACGGATACCGAGCAGAAGACCATGCTGGATGCGGCCATGAACGAGGTACTGAACTGGAAGCGCTACAGCCCCACGGTGCTGTGGGCTTCCGAGCAGCTTGGGCTTACGGCTCAACAGGTGGATGAGCGCTTTATCTACGCGCACGCGCTGGAGCTGTAGCCATGGACTGGACACCTTTGATTCATGCGCTGATCGCCATGCTGGCACAGGCCCTGGTTGGCCTGGTGCTGGGCAATTGGTGGCTCGGTGGCGCGCTGGCCTGCAGCTGGTGGCTGGCGCGCGAGCACACCCAGGCCGAGTACCGATGGATTCAGACGTTTGCTGGTGGGCACCGCACGGGGATGCCCTGGTGGGGCGGGTTTGATCCCAAGGTCTGGAATTCGGCGAGCGCGCTGGATGCGCTGGTCCCGGTGGCCGCCTGCCTTGTTCTCTTTGTCTCTGTACGCGCCTGACTGGAGATCCTCTCCCTCCCTAGCATCCCTGAGCTATGTCAAAGGCATCCGGACTTTACGGTTGCCTTTGGTGCTCATTACGGTGGAGGGAGTCCATGAACGAAACACTGGAGAATGCCGCGATCGTTGCAGGCAAGACAGCAACGTATGGAGGGGCCGCCGGCGCTGTGCTTGGCGGCCTGACCATTTCTGAGCTTGGCATCACGATTGGTGCCATCGTTGGCATCTTGGGCTGGGTTTGCAGCCAATATTGGTCCTGGCGGCGGGACCAGCGGGCCGCAGCTGCAGACCATCGTGCGGCGGCTGCTGATCTCAGGGACAAGGCAGAGAGCGACTTGCGCATGACCCTGATGCGCACGACAGGAGCGCCGATCATGCCGCCGACCAAGGAAACCGAGGAGGTCGAGCATGAATGAGGTCTCCATGCCCAAGGCTCCAAGCATTCCTGCCTCATTGGCCAGGAAGGGGGCGATCCCGGTCGCACTGTTGGCAGCCCTGACCAGCCCGCTGGCCTACACAACGCTTGAACGCTGGGAAGGCAACATTCTTCACGTCTACAAAGACAAGCTGGCCAACGGAATTCCCACGTTCTGCGCCGGCCGAACGGACTGGAAGGCCACGCCAGGCACAAAGCTGACCAGCGACCAATGTCAGGAGGTCAACAAGACCACGCTGCTGGAATACGGCTACACCGTCTTGGGCTGCGTGAACTGGGACTATCTGACAGCCAAGCGCCTTATCGGCCTGACGATGTTCGCCATCAACGTGGGCAAAGAGGGCGCTTGCAGCTCGCAGGCAGTGCGCCAGATCAACCTGGGCAACGTGGCTGGCGGCTGCAACCTGATTGCCAGGACACCAAGCGGAGCGCCGAACTGGTCGTTCGCGGATGGCAAGTTCGTGCAGGGCTTGCAGAACCGTCGGCAAGCTGAGCGCTCTTTGTGCCTGGAGGATGGCAAGTGATGAACGAGCGAGCCAATTCCATTGCCATAGGTCTGCTGCTGGTGTTGTCCTTTGCTGCAGGCTGGGCTGTCAACGGCTGGCGGGCCGATGCACGCATTGCGAGCGCGGAAGGCGCGCAAGCCAAACAGGACGCAACAAAAGCGCAGCAGTCACAAGCTGCTACAGAAATCAAAGCGACTGCCACTCTTGAGCACGGCACCGCCCAACAGGTAAACACCCATGACTACACGCAAGAAATGGCTCGGCTGCAAGCTGGGCGCGCTGCTGATGCTGTCCGCATTGCAGGCCTGCAGCACGACGTCAGTAGCGCTGCGACCCGCAACGCCCAGCTTGCCGGTGACGCCGCTGCCTGCAGAGATCTCGCAGATCAGCACCAGCGACTCGCAGACCGTGCTGCAGGAGGCGCGGGAGTGGTTGGCCGGCTTGTCGGACTGGTCGAACTCAGAGACGCCCAGGTCGACGCCCTGAAAGGGCAGGTGCAGGTCGACAGGGCGCTGATTCAGCGCTTGCAGTAACAGGTGAGCACGTTATCAACGGGACGCTCTGAACTCAAACTCTCATATCACATGGAGGACAGGTCGATAGCCATGGAGCAAAATCGGTGATGAGTGCAATTTTCTGCTCGGCCGGGCGCTTCAAGCTTCAAGGTATTGCAGCGCTTAGGCAAGCCCAGTTGGGTGGTGACTGACGCAGACTAATTGGCATCCCAAGCCCAGCATTGCGCACGGTTCTTGTCGTAGTAAACCTGTCTGCCCTCAAATTTCGTAACGCACGCGGTACCGTAGAACTGAACGCCTTGCGAGCCATTCGGGCTGTCCATCCAACTACGCTCTTTTGCGCCGGGCTTGATCAACCAAGACTGTTTAGGCTGCTTGCACTCTGATTTTTCGCCAGCGCACCAATATGCTTGCAATGGTTCTTTGCAGGAGTTTTGAATTGCATACCAATACATGCTTGGAACAGTTTTATCCTGCTTGACGTCGACCACTCGTAAGCATTGATGTCTCTGAGGAAGGTCCACCTTGTTTCTCTGTGCACCCCCTCGATTGACCTCATTCTGTTCCGCCGTTTCGGTGCTTTGAATCAGGGTTTGGAAGTTTGCCTCCTGCTTTTCGTCCAAGCGTTTTGCTTCTTGCCGGCTTCGGTTCTGAGCCTTGTCATCTCCCGTTTTGCCATTCGCTTTCGCTGCTACAGCAACATAGTCGGTAGCGCTTGGCCAGCCTTTTGCTTGATGACACGCGTAAGCATTGACTCGGGCTTGCGAGAGCTGAATGGCAACTTGCTCGGTTTCCGGTGCAGTCTTATAGCCGCGCATGCTGTAAGGGGTCGAGGATGGGCCGATGAACATATTTAGGAGATTGCCCTCTGGCTCGCGTCCGCTTGCATATGTCTCGGAGAACCTTCTGCCATCGTCCTTCTTCGAGAGGAAGGTGTTTGGAAGGAACGATGGGCTATTTTGGGCAGCCTCAAAGTTCGTCTTAATGAGTTGGTAGATTCCGTCAAGCTCTTGTCTCGTAAGAATTTTGTTCTTCAAGGGGGTGAAAACAATCGTGTCGGAGCCTAAGTTTCGACCGCTGGGGTACTCGCGGAGATCGCTGGTCCAGGACGTGGGGCAGTCAGTGTTTGCGTAAGAGAGCGAGCAAACGGTCATTCCAAGCAAGAGAGCAAGTCTTCTATTCAT